AATAAATTCTCCTTTTTCTCAACTAAAAATAGGGCATATAACAACCCATTACTTATTTTCCATACGGTCTGAATATATGTCCGAACACGACATAATAAGGTTTGTTTTCATCATGAAGCACCTTATACTCAAACCAGTCCAATATAAAAATTGATATACATACAATCACAAACCAAGCACAACAAAAGAGGATATTAAGTTGATTCTGTGCAAATGTTCCCCAAAGTCCTCTATAGTCCCATATGGTAAAATCTTGATTAAATGTAATACCAAATAAATATTCCAACATGATAGAAGTCAAACCACCAAATAATACTTGCCATACTAAATCCATATCATATGTGAACATATTGTTATACTGTGAAATGATAATTCCCACAATAAAAGCGAGTATGAACATCGTCCAATGTGTCCAACCTCGCCATAAAATTTCTAAACCACAATATATAAAACCAGATACTATGCCAATGCTAGTTAACTGTAGCATCTTCTGTAGTAGTTTCTGTATTTTCGTCATCTGAATCACCACTTTCTGATGTAGATGTGTCTGTATCAGGTGTATTATCTGAGCCATCTGTAGTTCCTGAACCATCCATAAATCCAGCAATAAGTCCCTGTATAATCTCAAGAGTATTAGCAATAATCTCGTTATACTGTGCCTGATATGATTCATTGAGAGGTGTGTCATATGTATAAGACATAATAGTATCTCTGTCTGTCTCTCCGTTTAACTGTGCACGGAGTAAATTACATTTAGTAGTTTCCTGAGTAATCTTTAACTGCATCTGTAAATAGAGTGAGATGATTACCTTAGCAGGAAACATACGACATTCATTTCCATTTGAGTGATATGGTAGATATGCAACTGCTGGATTCTGCATTGCAGTCAAGCAGAGAGAAGAGATGTTGTTCTGATCATGCTGTTCAAGGCTGAATGTCTCTGTGCCCTTATCTGTTTCTATTTGTACACCCTTTGATATTTCTGCCGTACAGGTATCATTAAGTACACCTTTCTTGTATATCTTAATTTCTTCATCAGACATTGTATTAAAATCTATAACAGGATTAACAATATCCTGTAAACTCTGAACTTGTTCAGCAAGATTACTCTTTGTTAGTCTAACCGCCAAGCAATCTACAAATTGGTTCACATCTTCATTGTACTGTGCGCCACAGTCTGTAATATCAGAGTATGTATCATATATTTCGTATAAGCCAACAGATATATCGTTTTGGAATATCTGAATGGCTGTTATTTTCTTAAAATTCTCCTTAACTCCATGTAAGTAATCTGTCTGCAAATAGAGTACAGGATCATTCGCAAAATCCTGTGCAGAAAACTTCACAAGAGTATAAGTTTCTTGATTGTTTACTAGAACGTAACTTCGCATTTAACGCTCCTTTCTACATAATAAAAGAGCCTACCGAAGTAGACTCTATGTGTGTTAATTATTCTATTTTAAATTTCCCATATTTCGTTACAAACGACAAAACCATTCGCAATTCTGATTTTGATGTTATCGTTAATTGCGTATTTTAATAGATCCTCATCTTCAACAACTGCATCTGTTTCATATATTTCAGTAGTAATCAGATTCCCTTGCTTAGTTATATTACTCATTCTTCAATCACCTCGCCAGCTAACATTAAGTTTCCATTATTATCCACTGATGCAGAGGATTGATATAATTCAAGAATATCAGAATCGGAAAGGGCAGTAGCATAGATTCTTACATCTGATATTTGTCCGTTATAATATGTATTAAGGCTATTATATATACCTATTTTGGAAGAATGAATATTCCAATATATTTTAGATGCACTTGAAACAGATTTTTTTAATTGCCCATTAATATATATTTTTGAATACTCACCATTTTTATACACTCCACAAAAATGAGTCCATCCATCATTAACAGTAATTTTTTTATCAGATAAAGCATCAACCGCATGAGATACATCTGTAGCGATTCTAAAAAGTGGAATGTCATCAGCCGTTAATTCACAGGAAAATCCCTCCCAAATAGTAAATAAAAATTGCCTTGTATTTGTGTCTTTAAGTCTTTTAAACCAGAATGATATAGTAATATCTTCTTGGTGAAATACATTTGGAGTGTCAATTACCTGCTTATTTCCATTAAACACATAGCTTCCTTTGTATCTAGGTGTATCACTTGACCAAGTAGGACATGTAGAATCTGTTACACTACCATTATTACAATAACCACTTGTATCATAAATTACATTATCATAAAAAGAAGCGTCATCTTCGGGAGCTGGTGTCCAAGATGTAGCGGTAGAAGATTTTTCGAATTTAACATTCTTAATCCGTGCTGTAAAACTTGCTTCGACATTTGCGTTTGAATTATAAAAAGATATAATCCCCTGTTGTCCAACATTTGAAGATGCTTGCTGAGGAATAGTAACGGTTTGCTTTACATGATACCATTTATTTAATTCGCATCCGTTTTGCCCTACTACGGGTAAATTATGTTGAGTTACCCCTCTCCAAGCACCAGTGGCGGTTTCTCCACTTGGGGCATTAACATATCTTTGTCCCATCCAGAGTTCCCCCCTATTAGAACCTGTAGGAAAATTCCAAGCAGTGTACATTATGTCATACGACCATGTATATTTTTCACCAACTGGGTAATCTCTGCATTCATATACAAATCCGTCAAGTATAATACCTTTATATGTTTTTTTTGATTTTAAAGTGAACTCACCATATTCGTCTGTTACAGTTGGAAAATTTTTGAAAAAACCTGCTTTCACGTTTCCTTTGCCGTTTTTGATCAGATTCCTACCACCAATTTTTCCATCAACTTCTCCGAGAGGGTAGTGGCAGACTAATCCTTCTGATATTTCCTTGACTTGACGTGGGGAAAGACATGTATTGTAAATTCTGAAATCATTTAAATACCCCTCAAATAGATAAGTTTCAGAACTTCTTTTACCAATAAGAGCTGTTGTGCCTGATAAACCAGTTAAATTTTTAGGTTGTGATGTCGAGCATTTAACTCCATTTATATATATTGTTACAGTATTGTTTGAGCTTTGATATGTCATACAGCAATGAACCCATTCTGTCGTGTCACAAACATAAGTAAGATCAAGTGTATTACCAGTAATACTATAAATATCAAATTTGTTACCATAATGTCCAATAATTAAATTGCCACATTGATATACAACTCTAAATTTAGATAATATATTATTACTTATTTCTTTTATCCAATAACAACAAGAAAAATCTTTTCCCGATTCAATTCCAAAAGCGTTAGATAACTGTAAATATCCATTACCAACAAACGATCTACATTTACCGAGTTTTCCTTGGTCATATACAGAAGTTCCATAGTCTACTACATCCATATTTGTTAAACCATAATTTTTCGTTGTCCCATCTGTGAATGGCAACCATAAACATAACAATCTATCACACTCCTTTCTTTATAAAATAGGAGAGTAGTACCGTTCCCTACTCTCCTTAAAAATACATATATCATTAAGCAAAAACGAAGTTTAAGCACTGTAAATTGGCATCATACTCTAATGTACACTTATCACCAATCATTACTTTATCTGCGCTTATTTGCCCCTCAGAAGCGATTCCTCCCTTTACTTTCAGTGCGCCAGTGGTCTTACTGGTCGAAACTGTGGCAGATGAAATCGTTGTTTCCTTCGAGAAGGTTTTTGCTCCTGATATGGTTTGTGTTGTATCTATTGTGACATATTTAGATGTAATTACATTGCCTGCACCATCTTGGGTTGCTTTAGTGGCGTAAGCAACCGATTGAGATCCGATATTTGCAGACGTAATTATAGTATTACCATTATGAGTAAAACAACTATCTGAATTTTTAGTAGTAAAATTGATACCAAAATAATGAGATATATTTAACCTTTTATAACCATCACTCGCTTTATATGTACCAATTCCATACCAACTACATCCAGTGTCATTATTGTCAGTAGTCGAAGGAGTCCATTTAAGAATTTGGGACGCTGATGTAGTTATAGTACCAGTCACGCTTCCACCAGTAAGAGGAAGATAGGTTGATGTAATGGTATTTCCATTCCCATCTTGAGTTGCCTTAGTAGCTGAATCAGCAGATGTAGCCTTAGTTGCGGTAGCAGCATTACCTGTTATACTAATTCCCCATGTGCCACTTGCTCCTGTACCGTCTTTCTTGACAGTATAAGATGTATAATTTGTACTGTCTAATAATGTTTTCCAATCACCATAGGTATTAGCTTGTCCAGTCATTCCTCGTACATATACAGTAGGAGAAGAATCTGCCGAGATGCACATTTGGCTATCCCAGTTACCTGTGTTATCCCAATAAAAATGCAAAATATGACCATCTTTAGGTGGCTTATGAGAAGTCATAGAACTTGATGCCTTGAAGGTGGCTACTCCACCACTGCCAGTAACAGTAACATTTGCATCTGTAAGACGACCTAAATTAGCTAATAAATTAGCCTTTAAAGCATTGCCACCAACACTATTACTTAGAGCATACTTCGTACTTGAACTCAATGCATCAGTAATACCATAATCACTTAGCGTAGTAGGATTAGTACCAGCCGTTACATGACCATAAGTGTCAACAGTAACAGATTTATATGTACCAGCTTTCACGCCACTTGTATTATGAGTAATCGCAACTGTCTTATCATCACCTACTACGGCAGTCAATGCACCACTAGCAGTTACACCTGAGAAGTCGATTGTGCCTCCACTTGAAACCTTGATAGAATCCAGTTTACTACGTTCCTTTTCGGTCATAAGACCAAGACCAGTTGAACCTATTGCGGTCTGAAGATTAGCCTTTGTAATAGTAATCGCATTGCTTACACATGAATAGTCCATACCAGCAAGAGTCACCTTTGAAGCATAATTATGTGTATGACTTGATGAAGACGCTCCAATATCAGAGAGAGAAAATGATATATCTGATGTACCATCAAACGACTTTTTAGCCGAGCCGATCGTAATATTCCGAGCTGTCGTAAATTTACCTGTCGAAGTGGCAGTTGAAGCATTACCAGTTACATTACCAACTACATTACCTTCCCAACCATTAGATGTTATCTTGCCAAGAAGTGTATTTTTACCACTTGTACTTTTATAGAATTGGAATAATCCACCCGTCTCGTAGAAGTTCATATAATTCTGATTTGCGTGTCCAAGCAATATGGCATGATTAGTAGCTCCTGTAGATTTGGCTTCTCCAAGAAGATACCCATTAATGACTAAATCACCTGTAATAACTCCACCACTCAAAGGTAAATAATCATGTATATGACCAACTGCTGAAGCTCCAATCTGAGCCAAAGTAATATCAGCACTCCCATCGAAACTTGCATTTCCTATCTTCCTTGCAGTTGCTAGTTTTGTAGCGGTAGAAGCGTTACCATTGAGATTACCGATAAGTCCATTAGCGAACCTAGCTACTCCACTAACAAGAAGTGTTCCTGCTGTAAGATCATCTATATCAACCGAACCACCAAATGATACGTTCTGACTAACTGAATCAAAATCTTTTCTAAGATATGTGTCTGAAATTGTATTGCCTGAACTATCTTGAGTAGCCTTTATTGCGCTTGCTACATTAAGAGTCGATGGATTAACCCATGATGGGGCAGAAGTACCTCCACTTTGTAATATATAACCAACAGTTCCAAGAGATAACTGCGACAATGTACCACTTGCACTTGCATATACAATACCATTAGTAGTCCAAGATGATTTTCCTGTGCCACCATAAGCAACACCAATAGTTCCAACTGTCAAATCAGCCGAGCCGTTCCATGACTTACCATTGATAATTAATGTATGTGTGAGCTGGTTAGCCTTACTAGCTGTAGCAGTGAGAGTACCATTAACAGTTAAATTACCTGTGACTGTACCTCCTGTAAGTGGAAGATATGTACTACCTACAGCATCCTTACGAGCATATTTATCTGAAAGCTTTGTACCATTTTCATAAATAGTACCATCTTTATCAACCTTAAAAAGATACTCCCAAGTTGCCTGAGAAGAAGACGGATCTTTTACTCTTCGAATATATAAGAATTTATTGTCCCATTCATTCTTAGAGCCGAAGATAGGTTCAACCATACCCATATCATAGTATTTCTGTGTTTCTTTATCTAAGACATAGTTACCACCATTGATGGTTGTCCATCCCGATTGAATACCAAGACTACCATCTTGTGACATGAGATACCAATGACCAGCCGTAAGAGCAGCGTTGCCCTTAGAAATTAATGCACTATATTCTACACCATTCACAAGCGCATCATCTTTGTTTCTGATATTATCAAACTCAGCAGAGCCAATATACCAGTTATTATTGGCATCTCCAAAGTAACCTGCATCAGCATTTACCGTACCTTGATAAAAGGCATTACCAACTGAATCTAAATAGAATCCAGGTGTGTGAATTTCTCCATTAGACAAGTCAAGAAACGTACCAAATGCACTATATGTTCCATCGTTACCAGCAACATAATTGTTTGACTTTAATGCATCGGTCTTGAGTTTTCCACCTTCAATAATCGTTGCTGAACCATCAGGAGACTTAATCGTGAATTGCTTTGTGATTGCCGTAACAGCAGAATCAGTAAGAGTAAGAGAAGTAGAAGATGAACCTGATTTTACAAGCCATAAGAACTGATCAAGAGATTGTTGTGCCTTTGTTTCAGCTTCTGTAACAGAAGTTCTTACCTTGTTGACGTTATCTATTGTTTCATAAGTCTTTTTGACTGTTGACGTAATAGATTCAGCGGTTGATGTTATATTCGAATTAACTTTTGTAATTTCCTCAGTTAAAGTTTTGTTGGCAGAAGCAACAGCCTCATCTTTTGCGGTTGAGATATCAGAATCCACATCTTCAGGAGCTGGTGTCCAATCGGTTGCCTTATTGCCCTTTTCAAGTTTGAGATTTGCAATAATTACAGATTCCCCTGCTTTTAAGTTATTTTTAAAATATACCAATTGTTTGCTTTTATTTAATGCATCTTTCAAAGTTATATTTACAATATAATGGAAACCATATGTTTTTTTTATAACAGTTTCCTGTGCTGAAGCCATAATGCTATGAGTTGCATCACTATCCCATAAATTTGAAAAACCTACATTAACATTTCCAATCACATCATAAGACAATGTATAGATTGCACTTGGTTCTAACTTATCAAAATTCTCCAATAGACCATTGAACATAAACATTCTCCAAGAAGTAGTAGGAGTAGCACAACTCATTTTTACAGCATTTATACCATTCCAATTAACAGATTCACACGAATATGAACCGTTAGCATAAGCATTTGCCCATTTGGTTTTACCCTGATTTGTTTTTACAAGTAAATTTCTCCCACCAACTTGAATATTCGCAACTTCTTCTTTTGTTGAATAGGTCTTAGATACCTCAGATGTAATACTATCAGCACTTGTCTTAATAGCAGACTTCATCTGCTCAGTAGTCGAATATGATGTCAATTTCTTATCCGTATCGGCAATAGCATCAGACTTAGCTTGATTTGCCTTAGAAGTTGCATCAGATTTAGCTGATTCAAGTGTCTTAGAACCAATACCATCCGCATAACTCTTAGAGGTTGCCAGATTCTCTTCAACAGTTTTCTTTGTAGAATATGTTTCTGAAACAGCAAGAGTAATCTCATCAGCCTTTTCTTTAATAGCACTATTCATATCTTTTGTAGTTGAATAGTTTGTCTTGAGATTATTGCTTAAATCTGTGACAGTAGCAGATTCGGCATAGGTGTCTTTTACCGTCTGTAAAATACCATTTTTTGTCTGTTCAATCTCCGAACTTGTATCTGACCATGTTTTGTAATCTGTCGTCAATTTCTTCTCTGTGGCATTTGCTTTTGATATGGCATCAGCAGAATCAGACAATGCTTTTGTTACATCTGTATCTGTAAGAATCTGCCATGAATACACTCCATTATCAACTCTGAACCTATATGCATGATTATTGCCATCATAATATACATCTCCGATGTGGGTGGCTTTCTCGTCATCAGACCATGTACTTGCAGGTTCATTCTTCAATGTAGGCACATCTGTACCACTCCATGTCTGTATATTTCCATCTATTTGACCTTGGATATTGCTCAAATCTGTTTCATAAGTAGCATTACTAACATAAGTTTCAGCAACAGTCTGTTTAATTCCGTTGGCACTCTTTTCAATCTCAACCTTCATATCGGTTGTTTTAGCATAAGATTTAAGCTGATTTGCCGTATTTGTATTTGCATTGCTCTCTGCTTTATCAGCATATCCTTTAGCTGTCTCATTTGCAGATGAGAGAGTATTACTACCTACACCATCAGCATAAGATTTTGCATCTGTAAGCTTCTGCGAACTATCAGATTTTGTCTCATAAGTTTCTGAAACAGTTTTAGTAATAGATGTAGTGATTGTTTCTGCTTTTTTGTCGATTTTATCATTTATAATTTCCGTAGTTGAGTAATTAGTTGATAAATCCGTCTTTACATCATCTACTAATCCCTTGGCTGTATCGGCAACAGACTTAGCACTATTTGCAATGCCTTTGGCACTGTTAGAGATATCAACAGCAGAAGAAGCATTTGCATTGGCACTATCGGCTTTTTCACTTGCTGAATTGGCAATCTTTGTGGCAGCGTCAGCTTTTGTAGAAGCATCCTGTGCAGTCTGGTCAGCAGAGTTGGCTGCATTCAATGCATTGGATGCATTTGTATTGGCAGTATTTGCTTTGTTTACTGCACTTGTTGCATTCTCACTTGCTTTATTAGCTGTCTGAGATGCACTATCGGCAGTCGATTTGGCTGCACTTGCAGTCGTGTTTGCACTATCTGCTGTAGATTTAGCTGAATCAGCCTGTTTTCTTGCAGCAGTAGAAATAGATAGAGCACTATTTAATCCATTAGACACGATAGGAGTAGTTGTTTCTTGTGTATTGTCGTCATAAACAACGAGTGTTCTTGTCCATATATATTTTCCCTCTGACCAAGCTGGTTCTTTATCCGACCAACCTTCATTTGGTTGTGAAACATTACTATCAGAAATGGCATACTGAGGAGTAATAGATTTTACACCCTTACCCTTTACACCATTTTCACCTGGTTTACCATCTTGACCATTAGCACCTGAGATACAAATAGCTTTTACTGTTTGAGAATTATCTGTTCCGTCTTTATAGTATGTAATGACTTTCTGCCACACATATTTTCCGCTTATCCATGTAACACTATTTGTTGTCCATTCGCCACCAACTAACTCTGTAGCAGAATCAGATTGATAGAAATAAGTCGTTACATGATCCACACCTTTTTCGGCAAGTTCACGGATTTCATTAGTTTCAACCTTCAAATCTTCTGTAGCTTTGTTTGCTTTATCGGCAGATGCTTGTGCTTGATTAGCCGATTCTTGTGCTTTATCGGCTGCTTGTTGAGCAAGTGCTACTAACTTCTGAGCTGTGTCAAGGTCAATAATAACCTCGGAGATAGTCTTTCCATCAGAACCAACTTCTGTACCTTTAATTTTCAGATATCCACCATCAATTGTAAGACCATTTTCGTCTATAACAATAGATTTGTCTTCATTATAGATTTGAAGTTCCTTACCTATTATAAGATTACCAACTACAGTCTTAGCAATGATGCCGTAGTCTTCAACAAGATTACCATTGATATCCCTGTATGTAAATCTACCAATACCCGTCTCAATTGATTGCCAACCATCCTTTGTAAAATACATTCCGTTGTTGACAAGTTTAAATTGTTTCAATGAAAATTCATCAAGTTGGTCATCATAACTACGACCAAGGATACCATTCTTATTGATAAGGATAGTTTGTTCTGAACTGTTTGCAAATTGTGTATTATCGCCATTAATTCCATTATCAGCCCAATCATTAACTGTATCAGTAGCTTTCTTAGATTTGTCAACTTGATCCTTAACAGAAGAGTATGATGTAGCCATAGATCTACTTGAATCAAGTACGGATTGAACGTCTGAATATCCTGTATATACCTTTTCAACAGTTGAAAACTCTACAGGCATATCCTGAATAGAATCAAAATCTGTTTCATATGACATTAACCTGAGAGAATATACCTTATCATCTATTCCAACCTTGATAAAGTTGCCAACTTCAAATTTGTCCTTGATTGGTTTGAACTCATCAAGAGCAAGAAGATTACCCATTGTGGCACTAAGACTATATTGAAGATTACCAGCTTTGTATAACTCTTTCTGTGCAGCTTCAACTAACTCAGTTGCTCTTTTTATAAGAGTCACATCATCAAGACCAGTAGAAGAATAGTTATCATTACTATAATCATCTTCACGCCTGTATGAATACCACAGCATATAGAGTTCTTCACCAAGGTAATTTCTCAAGTCAAGTTCTGCTTTAACTGAATTGACAATATCTTGTATTTCACCTGTTGATTTTTCTGTGTTATATATAGCATTAACTGCTTCGATCTGGCTTTCTCTAGTCTTAATTTCATCCTGAATATCAACAATTCTGCCACTATAGAAATTCACATATTTATCCTTGAGTTCACTATTATTATATTGAACATCAACGCTCTCATCTGTAAATCCATCGACAGCGATATCCCTACAAGCTTCAAACTCTTTTTTGAGATTATTTAACTCAGTGAGAGAGTAATAACCAAGCTGTTCTTTGAACTTATCTTCTGCAAGCTTAATACTCGTAATCTGTTTATCTTTGATATCGTCAGCACGATTAGTCATTCGTGTGATTTTCTGTTCAATATATTTCTCTGTGGACTCAATTACATCGGTTGTAATCTTGACTGATTTGGTAAGATACTGATTGTTCTCGTCCATTTGTAAATGACTTGTAAGAGTGATAGTACCAGACCATGTTCTCTTGCCTGTTGAAGAATCATAATCAGACAGCGAGCCATCTGTTATATCCATATCATAATAAGATGCTGAGAAAAATGTCTTGACTAATGCATCTACAGAACCTTTCACTGCACTTTGAGTAATAGTCTTGATTCCTGTAACAACAACACCACCAAGATCTTTTAATCCGTCCTGAATAGCCGTAATACTATCATCTAACCCCATACCATCTACGTCAATAACTGGCATCATAGAATCGTTCAAGAAATAGTAAACATCCATAGCTGAATACCATGCAGATGTAACGGCTGGATAGCCAACAAGAGGAGATGTGAGAGTAGGATATTCGATTTTATCCTGATCGTCTTTTGACATAGATGCGAATTTAGTGTTGATATAATTTATGACCTTGTTGTATTCAGCCACTCTATCTGCCTTAAAATTATATTCTCTTGTTGTATTGATTTCGTCATATAAAGTATTATAACTCCTAAGTTTACTCTGTAGCTCTGTTGGCATATCAGCTAAAGTTTCATTTGAGAAATAATAAATATACTGTGTGCCATTAGGATTTACATTAGCAATGGCAGCATTTATCGCATCATCTGCACCTGTAATATAGAAACAGTTTTTCAATGAATCACTGTTAGAATCAAGTGTAATCTGAGTTGTAAGATTAGTGCTATTGATGAGGATATTGGTATCTTCACCATATTTATTTGTTATATTATTAGAACCACATTCAGGACACTCATCCATATAGTCTCCCCTATAACCACAATTATTACATGTTGAATAGAGATCTAACACAGAGATGGTTCTATTTTCAGAATTAAACATGAAGGCACAGTGAAAATCATCTGCAATTGTATCTTTCAGAGCAGAGAGAATATCTGTTCCATCAAATGTAAATTCATGTACAGTTTTCAACTTCTTCAATGTATCTGCAACATATGAGATTGAATAGTGCGGAGCTTTTTCGAGAACACGATGTAAGAGTGAAGCATGTTTGAGAATTGATTTCTTTCTTACAATAACTGACTCCTCTGTTGGATAAGCTGTTTTATCTTTGAGATAGTCATACTTTGATTTTGTCCATATTTTTTGATTTTCTGCTGAGTCATATTCCTCTGGGTCACGATAAAGAATTGTTGGAAAATTCTCATCATACAGAAGATTTGTCATATCTGTTTCTGTATTTATCTGCACATTTCTGAGTGTGATCTGAGACAATTCTGCTTCACATAATGATGTACCAGTTATTGACTTAGATACGTCATTAGGATCTTCCTCACTTGTTGTTACTGATATTTCAAATCTTTCGTGTAACTGAGGAATGTATATAATCTTAAAATCCACCATAGAGTCCCATAGCGGATGTTTCTTTTCATTATTAAACTTATGTATTTTAAATGATACTTCGTTTGCATCATTAAAATTACTCTTGTATGTTAAACCAGAGACATTAGTAACCCCTCCATTACCAATCGTTTCAAAATTTTTGTGCTGTAATAGGAGAGTAGGAGTCTCTATCAAACCTTGGCTATTAAATAATATTTTCGCCATTTACAAAATGCCTCCTTATATATTTTTAAATCTGTTTCTTGACTTCTAACATTTGTCTTTGTAATTCATATTTATCTTTGAGAAGGTCATTGAGAAGTTTTTTGTATTGACCTTTAACTTCATTTACCTCAGAGATAGTCTGTTCCAATTCTTCACGAGTTCTGATTGTTTCTTCTATATTTGCAGCGAGAACACCTACATTATTATCCTTTATATATTGCCTTAATTCAGCGTTCTCAGCTCGTAAATCCTCAACATACTTCTGTTGAAGGAAACGCTTGATTGTCATGTTATCACCTCATTTTTAGTTAATTTTCGTCATTTTAGACCAAAGAAATAGGAGAGAAATGAAACAATCGTTTCAAAATCTCTCCATATCTTTGTAGTTATTCCGTTCTATTCAATTACCATCTCTTCACGCTCTGAGAATTATATCCCTTACTGAGACTACCAATGGTATCTTCCTTAATCATACTACGAACTCCACCTGTATTGTTTTTAATGACATCTTTCATAGCAGTAGCAAACTGTTTCGGATCTTGAACACCCTCAAGTTTGACATCACCAATAGAGATATTCACATCATTATCCACCTTATTATTTACAGGTACACTCGGCATACTAAACGCTGTACCAGTATACATATTCTTATATGCCATAGGATTTTTAGCAAATTCCATCAGAGTTTTTGCTTGTTCAGCAGTGAATACCATATCGCCTTGTCCAACAGACTTCAGAACACCCTTAGATATATCATACTGTAACTCTGTACCATTTTCGCCCAAGTTAGCGATCATGTCATAAGGAATACCGTCAGAACCCTTCTTGAACCCCTTAATACCTGACCTGTGAAGTGTCTGATAAAAAGCAGAATTTGTAGCAGATGAAAAGTTACTAAATCCAATCTTCTTGGCTAACTCTGTCCACTTAGATGTAGGAAGAATCTTCTTACCCCAATTGCGGTAGAGTACCTTATTCAGATTACCATACTTGCTAACATCCTGTTTTGCAACAACAATGTTCTTCTTCAAGAAGTCATTAACCCACTTTTTCTGTGAAGTTGATAATACTTTACCGACAGGAGCTGTGTTGTTTGTATTGGTTGTGGTATTATTGTATGCAGGAGAAATCTTATTGGTCGGATTATCAATTCGACTAATCAATTTATTGGCATCAATTTTCACATCTGTAGAAGACCCAGAAGATGATCCGCTATTAGAATTGTTCAGAATATTATTCTTAACTTTTTCTTTTGTCGCTTCATCTATCTTGTCCTGCTGTGTAGTTTCAGCGTCATGATCGTATTTAGCCCAAGCCCTCTCCATAAAACTCTGAATATCACTTACAACATTACCAGTGCTCTCAGATATTTTACCATCAGCAGACACATTGTTGAATGAATCGGTTGCGACATACTGTATCTTTTCCATGAAACTTGTAATTGTCTCATTGTTCCAATGACTATCTATGTTATTTATGAGCTGGCTGAAATTGTCGTCCAGATTCTTGATTACATCCTGAATACTGTCATCCAAATCAGTCTGGAAGTCAGAAAGCATATCCTTCGTTGAAGATATGAGCTTATCATACTGTGTATCTTTGAGATCCTTTTCAGCATCCTTGAGAGACTGGTTAAGCTCCTGGGCTTTTGCTCTAGTCTCCTCTGATGTATCACCAGAAATAGCAACCAACTGTTTACGAAGATCTGAAAGAGTCTTTGTCTTCTCTGAAATATTGTTTGCATAATCATAGGCATCTTTTTCTGAATCCAGAAGGTCATTAAATTTATCAATAAGATCTGAGATGTGATTTTTTAAGGCATCGTAACCAGATTCCATCAAATCAATGGTCGCCCACTTTTCGTCTTCAGCACCCTTCACACAGTCCTGATAAGACTTGACCAATTTCTCTTTCTGGTCAATTAGCTTTTGATTGTATGGATCATTAGCCAACTTCTTGTTAATACTCTCAATCTCGGCATAATACGTTTCCGCATTTTTCTTATATGCTTCGTAGTTGGATATGTGAAGTCCAGCGACAGCATTACCCTCAGAAGTTAATCCACCAGTATCATTAGAAGTCAAATCTCTACGAGATAGTTCATCAATAATGAAGTTATTCTCATCTATCAGGTTCTGAACCTTATTTGCCTGTTCATCAATTCTATCCCAATGTACTTGCATGATTTGATTATTATATTCAGCAAGCGATTTAGTTGCTTCGTCAATGGAATTGGTCACATCATCTATCTGTGATCTCATTTCATACCATTTTTCGCTCTTATAGGCAACATCACCATTCTTAACTGCATTATTCAATTCCTTGACGAGATCTGTACGTTTCTGAATCAAATTACTTCTACTTGACTCTTCATTTTTTGCTAATCTACTATACCAAGTAGCAGAAGCACCATTGCCACGTTCCTCAAGTATAGACATGTTATTATTTAATTCAGTTGCAGTCTGGTCATACTGATGACGCTTATTATCATATTCAGTTGAGATATTAGAGAACTTCTGTGAAGCAATTTCTGCCCTCTGAGTAATCTGTGTCTGCTCATCAATTTCTGTCTGTACTTTTGCCTGATTATATGACTCCAACGCATTGTTGTAATCTATACAAGAATTAAAGAACCCAGAAGATATATAACCCTTCTTGTAATACTCAGACAGTTTCGCAAGAGTAGAAACAGATATTATCTTACCACTCTTGGCTGACTTTCTGGCATCATTGATATACTTATTAACTGTATTTCTATTGGTCTTTAACAGACTGCTATATGACGCTCCCTTTGCAGATTTAAACATATTGCTCTTTGCAGTCGCCCTAGCCTTGTTGTATTCATTCTGCTCATTCTTGTCACGAGTGACGATTGTGCCATAGCCTGACTTCTGCTTATCAAGATAGCTGTTTTTATCCTTTGCTGAAACTGCATTGGATGACTTGGTACTATTCATATCCATAGTATCATTTGTAGCATCATCCCAGTTCTTGTACTTGTCTGCTATATTGTTGTACTTCTCTGCATTATTTACTGCAAATGCTGTAGTGTATTCTTCTCTAGCAGTCTGAAGGTTCTCAATACTGAGATTATACATGTACAACCTATTGTATAAGGTAGCGTTCTTCTTTGCCACAATAGTAAGTAATGAATCTGGAATAGCAACACGCTTCTTGATATAACCCTTGATAGAATTAAGTGTAGCATTATACTTTGTATTCTTCTTTATCTTGCCCTTGTTCAAAGCAGAAGTAGCACTCTTGGCAAATCTATTGACATTACTATTAGCTGACTTAGCAGCCGTGTAATATGCACTGTTCTTTGTATTTAGGACAGAATTGTTATATCCAAGTGATGAGTTCTTGGCTGTAGCCGTGTTCTGTACACCACCTGTAGCAATAGTCTGCTTTGTCTCGGCGATAGACACTGTAGCATCTCTCTGTGCATCAGATACCTTTTTGAGATCTTCAGCGTATGTCCTGAGAGAGTCATGAAGTGTCTGCATAGCAGTAGTGCAGTCTTTTGCCTTATCTATCCAATCTTTATAGGTTGATATAACTGTCTGAATATCAGAGCTGTATCTTGAAATATTGATTGAACCATCCGCAACACGAGTCTTAATCTCTTTGGCAAGTTTCTTGTTTATTGCACCAAGACTGATTGCTTTGTTAAGATAACTATTTGCTGTATTAAGATACTTATCTCTACCTTTCTGCTCTGTATACATCTTTGTGTATGTATTACCCACAGCAGACATATAATTAGCTGTAGCAGAAGAGTATCGCTTATCATTTAGTTTTGATTCCGCTTTGGATATATTGGAGTCGATTTTCTTTTGGAGTCTGTCTAGGCGAACTTCAATCCAATCGAAGAATTGAGATGCCCAATCAGAGAGTTTATCGAATGCAGTCTTTGCAGTGGATGAACTACCTCCACCTCCACCACCTGAAGTTCCACCACCTGAACTACCATGCGAATTAACAGATGCACCGCCAACGGAAGTTTTGACAAGGCTCTTCATGGCATTAAATGCATTATTTAAAGCCTCTGACTGTTGCGCTCCCGCAGTTCCTGTAGCTTTAAATGTACCATCAGGATTCATTACACTATTTTTTATACTCTGGAATGTCTTAATAGCCTGCGTTGCAAGATCAAGTCCTTTACACAAATCCATTAAGTTCTTAATATCACCATCAGTCGTAAGAGTAGGGTTATTTAATTTCTTCACTGCAAGTAAAGCAAGAGCCTGTGAACTTACGCCTGACTGACTTGCTTCGTTTGCAAGCTGAATTATCTCGCCAGCAGTCGCATTTGAGAATAATTCTGTAGCATTGGTAGTATCAATCTTTGTGCCATGTAAACTAAGACCAGCCTTAACAGCTTCCTCTGTAGCTATCTTTTCTTCGCCCAAATTCTTTGCAAGAGTAGCCTCAACAACGGCGGCAGAATTGGTCACTCCCATATTATCAAGCTGTGACTCATAATATGCTCTATTTGTCTCGTTGAGATTAGACAGCACGGATTCACTATTGACGTATTCTGTGGCTAATTCATTAGCTATTTTCTGGCAGTCTTCCATTGAAGATGACGCATCGCCAAGAAGAGTAGAGAATTTTTCCCATGTGCTTAGTCCCTTGATTGTTGCGTCAAAGCCTGATAAATCATCTACGCTTACCAAACCATCAGAAGCCTTTGTACCAAGTGCATCAGTTATTGACTTGATATTTTTGGACATTGCACCAAGCTGAGAGTTTTTATCGGATAGACTATTGATATATTTAACTGCTTCTTCGGCAGAGTAACCCAGATTATCGAAATAGTTTTCTGCTCCATCTGTATCTCTGAATGTATCTATGGTTAATTCGCCCTTATCGGCAAGGGCTTGAAGATCATCTGCTACACCCTTTGTTGCATCATCTGTTGACGCTTTGAGCTGTTCCCATGCAGATGATAGGGTAGAAACACTGATTTCATTGTCAGGAACATTAGTCTCCAAATATTTCTTCTTCGCTTCAGTTGCAGTGTCACAGTTTGCGGCAACATCATTCCATCTATCAATTTCTTCTTGTGTGTTAATAGAATTTTCTTCAAAGAACGGAGTAAGGTCTTCACTGTATTTTTCTTTTGCAGACGAGATAGCATCATCATAAGATTTTTTTATTTCCTCATCGACATTTTTACCTATTTCTACTTGGAATTCAATAGGTGCTTCACCACTAAGACTATTATATACATCTTGTAATACCTTTTCAGAATTAGTAATATCCTTTGTTGAATCTTCGGCAGCTTGCTTTGTTTCTATTAATTTTTCTTTAGCTTCATCTACACCATTACCTGTTTTAAGTGCAGTGTTGTAATTATCTACTGCATCAACTAAATCATTATAAGATTTAGAAGCTTTATCATTAGAAAGTATTTCTGCCTCTGCATATTTCTTAATTCTACTGTTTGCATTTGCCAATTCATCAGTATCAAATGAATCATTTAAAATATTAGATAAGGTTGTTTTTAGCGCATTTACTTCAGGATTTGATTCACCAAAATCATGATTTAAATCTTGAAGTAAATTGGATATTTGGTCGTACACTTCTTGACGAGTGCCATTTGATACAAGATCAATTTGATCTACACCATATTGACCTTTTGATTCATATTTTTTTATGCCTAAAGTGTCGTATTTTTCAAGATACTTTTGCAAATCAAAACTAGAAAATTGAGTAGAACCATATTGTAATACTTTATTGACATTAAAATCTTCAGTTACATATTTTTCGTCTGCCTTTATATCACTGTAATTTTCAGCAACATAATCACCTGCTTTTTTCTTAGATAAAATACCTAACTTTTCGATTTGTTCATCATATTTTCCATTAACTAAATCAATTTGTGTAGCTTCTTCACCATATTTTTCATATAATTGATCTTGAATGTCTAATAATTGCTCTTTGATAGATTTTACTTCACTTGTAGACAATGAGGTGTTATCTAACTTTTCTGAAAGTTCTTTATATTTTGAAATACTGTCATCTATATTTTGCTTTTCTGTTTCATAAGATGAAGTCAATTCTTCTGAGCGTTTTCTAGCATTTTCTTCAGCATGAGCCAAATCATTTAACCATGAAATTGCTTCACTAACAACCCATGATATTACCATGCTTGCAATCATATTGCCAGCCATTGATAGTGCTCTCATTCCTAATTCAGCGGCTTTTGAAGATTTTGTCAACCCATTTATAGCAACTGTACCGCCATTAGCAGCAGCGACAATATTTTGAGCCTCTTTAGAAGTATTAAGCATAGTTCTGTTAAATGCCGTTTGAGACGTAACACATTTATCAATTTCTGTATTATAAGCTTTGATTGCCGTTATATCAGCATCAGATAATAAATTCTGTCTTTTGAAAAAATCGCCATTAAATAACCCCTTAAATGGATTGTTTAATCCTATTGTATTATTACCAAAATCATCTGTCTTTGTTTTGACTATCATACTATATTTTTACAAGTTGTTTGAACACTTGCCATTATTTAAAAATGAGAGTATTATACAATAGGAGAGGTGGTATATTATGATCAAAATATTAAAAAAATATAAAATTTACTTATCATATCTTGGTATATTATTAATTGTAGGAATTAGTTTTATATTATATAATTATTATCAAGAAAAAACAGAACAAGAACAAAAACAAAAAATTGAAAAATACATTGATTCTATGGTTGAATCGGAAAATAATATAAATACAAAATTAAACTTAATAAAAAATGGTTCAATGGCTACACTCGGTGATTATGATTATGTAGAAGAACAAATAAAAAATATATGGAATTCCTATGCATGTCTATATTCGTTTCAAACAAAGCAAGGTGAATATTTAGATGAGTATACAAAATCACAAACGAACTATGATACTTATATAGATTATTATAACTATTTAAACAACAAATATGATGCCAACGATTATAAAAACTATAATAAGACTGCTAGAAAACTTATTGATTCGGCAAAATCAAAAAGGTAGGTATTCCATTATGAAAAACACTCAGAACATCGCATCACTAATAGCCAAACTTGAATATGAAGTTGGGAGAGAGTGTTACAATCCAAATTCATATGATGGATATACAGGAATCGAGGGTCTTGGATATAGATATCCTGTAAAATTATATCAAAATGAAAATATGAGAACATATCGTGGTTCGATTACTTCAATTTCTCCATCAGAAGTTCATACTATGAAGTATGTATTCGGGTCTAATCATTTATTCATCGGCAAAGGTATATATAATATACTTAATGAACTGGAAAAGAGATATGGATTAGATTTTGATAAAATGGAAGAGGAATTGGGTAAATCAGAATAGCAGTAAAAGTAAACATATGTTCTGACTATAATTATCAATAACCAAATGGTAAAATATTCCATATAAAACATGACGACAAAAGAGGAGGTATAAATTATGGACAAATCAAACGACCAGTTCCCCATCTTAAAACCTGAAACGAATGAAATTCTTTTATCACGTTATAGGTTTGTTGAAGTTAAACAACGACATACTATTATGACAATTAATATAAAGGGAAAGATAAAAATCGATACAGATTCTCAAACAATCTATTATCACATGTAATGAAGAGGAGTGGTAATACCATGGATAAAATTCAAAGCAAGAACTTGAATGATAAACCCATTGTAGTCAAATCAGACGTATATAAAGAAAAAAACAAAGAAAATGTAGACGGAGAGAATGTGTATGTATATACAAGCCTCAAAAGAAGCGTTGCGAAATTAAGAATAAAAGAAAAGACCATTTATAAGATTAAAAGTGTATTATGTCTAATACTTGGTATCGTGCTGGCGATGTATTTTTATATAAAACCACAGAATATTAAGACATTTATTAGTTCACTGAAAATTATGAGCTCAAATTTAATAGATACTATATTATTATGTGTACCTATGTGCCGTGAAAGTTATATTTTTAATTATAAATATAATTATTCTCTTATCTTAATTTATTTTTTATGTATCTTATCCTCATTTTTTATAACTATTTTAAATGAATTAGATAAGCATTATATTTTCTGGGCAATAGTTTTTATTATAGGAGGAGTAAATATAGAATATTTGATTGTACCACACCTGGCGAATCAAGGATCATTATTCTGGATAATTTCAACATTTTCAATTTTAGGGTTTACATTAGCCCTTTATTTTGTTCTTTTTATGATTATAACAATATTCCAAAAAATAGTAGATACAATAAAGTGATAATAGAAGAGAGTAGTAAGAAATTACTGCTCTTTTTTGTTTATGCAAAAATAATACAGAGTCATATTGCTATGGCTCTGTATTACCTCATGTGTTAAACGCATGTCAAAAGACAATTGTTTAAGTACTCCTAGTGCAACATATCTATCAGCTAATGGACACCCATTTCTGTTTGATATGGTACAAGACAAAGCTAATGGACACCCATTTCCTTGTTTGTATAGAAGATTATATCAAATATTAAGTTTATTGTCAATATTAAAATAATTTTACTAACCCATACGAGTTAATATCTTCTTTATACCCATCATATATTTTCGTTTCTAAAATATCCCACATAAAATGTCGAATTTTATATCCATTAATATGCCTTACACAATTATACGCAACCATATCTGCTATTTGTAGACCGATACTGTTTTCTTCTTTTACAGTAAAACTTGTTGTCGTTATATACTTATCAATTGCCTCTGGGACATAAATATTAGTACCATTTTGTAGAATATTAAAATAATGTTTTTGTATTTTCTTATTCTGTGTTTCTTCTCTTGATTCAAATACTATACTTCCACGAGTTTTATTTTTCGTCAAAAAGTGTATATAACTATTTATTACAGAAGAAAAAAGTATCTCATATATATCATGAGAAAACTCAGGATATTCATTATGATATTCTTTTACGTTAGTATATGCAGTTATTACTTTAAATTCTGCTTTATCAACGTTTTTTCTTAATGAATCCCAAAATTTAGTATTCATCTCGGCATTTGAGCATAGAAATTTAAAACCATTCTGCTTTTTAAGAATATCAGTATAATGAAATACAATATTAGAATTCCCTAAAATAGATTTCGTATCCTGTATAGATGGTATCAAAACCTTTTTATAATCATTTCTTGATATTATAATACCTCCAAGTAATAAATATGGATTTGTTCTTGTTACTGAACTTTCGTCCAAAAATAATATATAATCTGAATTTGTCATATCATTCCCCAATCATTAGTATTTAATATTACCATTATATACCAATAATCGACAGAATACTATCAGAACATATGTTTTATAGATATATTTCCAGTAATATTGTATAATAAACTATATATTTTACAATTCACAAAATCAGCAGGAGAGGAGAGTACCATATGACGAAAAATTACAAATTACATTACCACCCAAACTTAAACTTAGAAAAAGAAACAACTATTGAATTAAAATCAGTAGAAGAAGTGAGAATATGTCCTCATTGCGGCATAGCTACAAGCCCTACATTTATTGATGGATATCTTATTGGGGATAACAATAGCTATATACCACCAACCGCTTATATAATATTCCATTGCCCAAGTTGCAGCAAACTATATATCGCAAAATATTACATACCACATAACTACTATATAACAAACGACATGATGCCATATGATTTTACGCCCATATTCCCATCATGCACATATCCAGGAAAACACATATTACCAGAATTCACTGAAAATATAAAACAATTGTCACCTATGTTTGTAGAAACATATAGACAAGCTTGCTATGCAGAAGAAAATGAAGACACAATTGGGTTAGCTGGGTTAGGTTATAGAAAAGCAATTGAATTCTTAATCAAAGATTATCTTATTAAGGTAGATTCAGATAATAAGGATAAAATTATTAAAATGCAACTAGGAAAGTGCATTGATAAATTAGATGAAGATATTCAAGATATCGCAAAAGCGGCTACGTGGTTAGGTAATGATGAAGTTCATTATTTTAAGAAACATAGAGATTATGGTATTGATGACATGAAAGACTTTATACAATGTTTGGTAGCAGATATAGAAAGATATTATGTTAAATTGAAAGCAAGAGAGTTCGTCAATGCGAATGATAATGCTACAAAATAGCATAATAAAAGACACCTTAATTGGTGTCTTTAAATTTCATATATTCACTTTCAAGTTTTTTGAAATCACAACATGTATAATTTAATCTATGATTCTTATTACATCCAATTTTATATACAGCATTTGCTTTTTCGTATATATCAGTTTTATTATTTTTACAATAATCATACTCGACTTTAAGCAGATCTGCATACTTTTTATCACGTTTTGAAATTTCAGAAAACTTTAATTCTGTTAATACTTCGTCATATGCTGGAATCATAAATGAAAATCTAATAGAAGATATTGGAACAGATTCATTATATATCAATAAACTTGTTTGATATTTCTTTGTTGTGTGAGATATTGGTGCATAATAATCAACTCCATTAATATTAAGCACAACTCCACAAACAAATTTATTATTTGTACTATAATGAATATTGGGTACTTGTTCATCTATTGTTTGCAAGTATCTTACATAATCCTCATTTATATCATAGAATTTCAGCATATTTCTCCTTATGTATGATAAATGGGACGAAGATTTTATCTCCGTCCCTGCATTAAATTTTCGCTCTTTCGGTGGCGAAACACCTAGCATTAAATCCTTCAGTTACGGTTGAAGCATACCTAGCATTAAATCCCAACTTGCGGTGTTGGCAACCTTGCATTAACGAAATCATTTGATTTCTTACTTATATTATATATTGTAACACATAAAAAATGTCACCAAAAAGAAGATAAAATTTTGTACATAATTACTTAATTCAACTCATTAACAATGGCTCTCCAATATTGGAATCTACCATCCACATTTTCAGCACTTGTCGTTCCTTGCTGGACAAAGAGCTTATACTCCTCATTGTCGTCATAAGTATTTAAAAATTCTGTTATCTTATCCACCAATGCCCCGAATGATTTCTTGTTCTTAACAATCTTATAACAAGCATATAAAATCTGCGGAAGGGAAGTTACAGGAATATCTAAATCTTCAAATGAAGCATCCAATTTATTCATAGCTTCCTCAAGAGTATCTTTCACATTAAGATACTGATCTGCATATTCTATAACAAAATTATCTATATCATTAGCACGGAATGAAGTAAACTGATGCTCCTGATTTGTTGCGATGAGCATAATAGTCTGGATTATAACATCTCTGTCAGTACCATTCTTTCTCTGATTAGGACTCATAAGTTTATCCATTAGAGGATTAACTGAGAGAGAGTAGACCATATCGCTGAATTCATCAGAACATTTGCATACTCTTAATAATTTTGCTCCAAGTTTCTTTCCACTATTCTGACGCTCAAACATCATTTTCACATCATCGTCTGTATAATCAGATAATATACAAAAATCTAATGTGTCAACTAGGAGGGCTTCCTTTACAATGTCATCAAGTTTACTAAATCTTTTCTTAGCTATTTCAAATTCCTTTTCAATCTCTTCACCATTTTCCTTATATCTAATAACTACATTAGGAGTATATTTATTAAGGGCAAATTCATCATTGATATACTGAATACAAGTAGAAACTCTCTGAGATCCATCAAGAGTAGCCATTACATTATTTTCTTCTACAAGATAAATAGGATTAACAGGAATACCCATTAACAGGCTGTGAATCAGAAGACTCTTCATTTGAGTAGACCACTGATTAATTGGTCGCTGTAACTTATGACTGAAACTAATATTGCCTTTCTTATATTGACTGTTTATCCATGATAATGTTTTAGGTTTTGTAGTGTTCTGCATTTAATTACCTCCAAAATTAAAATTTTTGATTTGTTGCTTTTTCAAAAATATCACATTTTGAAGTAATTGTAAATAAACAGGAGATTCTTTTTTTACAAAAATGCGAAAAACACATATGGTATAGAATGTATGTTCTGGATTTATATATTTGGATAAATATGGTAAGTTGATACTAAGCAAACTGTATCTGAGCCATCGTATCTCAGATCATCGCAAGACAGAATGCTCGGTATTATACCATACGAAGTGCCATAATTGTAGTTGGCACAAGTTCTTTGGAAAAGTAAATATCTAGCCCTTTCTGGGCAAATACATTTCCCAACTTTTATATATTACTACAAAGAAGGGAGGGTAGAATTGTTCGACATTTTAACGAACGTAATTAGAGTCTTAGGCTATGCAAGTATATGCTATTTAGGATATTTGGGTTTAAAATTAGTTGTCACAATACTGATTTGCAAACACCCAGAATTATCTGAAAAGAAAGTTCAATACATTACTCGCATGGTCACAAAAGACAAACATCAATCTAAATAATTCTATTTTTGTATTCCATATTTATTTTTCTCCTTTTAAATCGGGGAGAGTAGTTGCAATGGCTACCCTTCTTTTATACTTTACATCCAGTTGGCTTAAATGTCGTCTATACATTTATTCTCCCTTAATCAAATAATAATATAGTATTTTTGATTTTTTGGAAGAAATATGCATCAAATTATTTTTTCTACTATCCTTTATTGCCTATATATTATATAATTATAATACAATACATAATTATTAGTTCATTATAGTCGCTTCCCTAATAACCGGGCTCGCTACCTATAATAAAAAATAATCATATGTCATTGGAGGTGACTATGATGGACATAATAAAAAGTATTGTTGAGTATGATTCTTTATATGGTGTAATCGCTCTTTTTATTCTATGCACTCTACTTGGGTTTGTATCATGGCTTTGTTATAAGGTAATAATCGAAGTCAAAAAACTAATCCAATACATAGTTAATAAAATTACAAAATATAAAGAAATTCATGCAAAAGCCCAGTACAAAGATGCTTTATTAAAAGTTGATTTAACTGAGCAAAATAAAGAAGGAATTGAGTAGAGTAATTCCTTCTTTATCCCACCTTATCGACCAAGGGATTGTTGGTTCAAACGAACGTAGAAGTAGGAGATAAGTTCCTAACTCATAAATTCATGGCTACGCTCCATGTTAGTACCGAATGGCTATTCTCATCAGTAGCATTGCATCTACTGAATCTCACCCATAGCATTACTGTGGCGGTTATTCCTTATATAAGGAAGCTTCCGACCTGACCATACGAGTTCACACATTGTCACTATAGCCTAATTTGTTACCAAAATAGGAGAGTAGTGTGAGGTTGACGTAATTCCCAGTTATGTGTTTATGTCACACAAGTCTATTCAGACGTTATAGGGTGTTTATCACCGTGTATCTCACGGATAACATACTTTAAACCTCTGTATCCAGAGTAAATTGTGTATGTTGTCGGCATATTCAAAAACTGAGGGAATACATTTTATCCCTACCGACATTTTTAAAAGATAATGCTGCTCCAATTCCTGTGAGAATAGTTGGTAACAATCCAACTGTATCTACAAAATCAGTAGCACCCTTAAGAAGTGTGGATAATAAATCAATTCCATTCTTGATAGTTTCGGAGTCGATCACTTTAAACCAAAACTCCTGGGCACGATTCTCCAACTGTGCCATTTTGCCATCAATACTATCAAGATAAGAGTTTAATTCTTTTTCCGCTGATCCCTCTGAATTTTGAGCATCTTCATACACAGAACGAAGCATATCTCCATTCTGAAGAATACTTGCGGCAATGTTGGATCTATTTTTCCCTGCGATAGTCTCCAATAAAAGATTAAGATTATTTGTTCCTAATTCTTTATCTTTTTTTACAATATTGTCATACAAATCTGCGAGTCCTTGCATAATTTCATATGTACTTTTATAATTTCCGTTAGAATCAAGAATATCAAAACCTTTTCCATCTGACGATGCAGCTTTAGTTGCATCCATGATTGTATCTCTAAGTTTAGAAACGGTAGTAATCATTCCATCTGTTTCTTCGCCTAAATCTGAAAGCTCCTGTTTAGCTTCCTCTGTACCAACCAATCTAAGAGAAATCGTCCTTAAACCTGCCCCTACCTTAGATGGATCTTGAGTTATAGCATTGCCAGCCGTAGTCAACGAAACAGCTTCATTAAGATCGTTGTTTGCAGTTACCAATGCACTTGCGGAATCTTTAAGAGCAGTTGCTAATCCATCTGTCGAGATACTATAATTGTTGCCAATATTATTGAGAACATCAATTATATCCATTTTATCAAGATCTTTATACGCCTGACTCATTGATACAAGAGACTCCGTTGCTTCGTCTATTCCTTCAAACTCTGATACATTTAAAAGAACATTGGCATCCTTTGCACTTTCCGCAGCTTGATTCATTGATTCTCCGAGACGCATCCAATCCGCTGTGGAATTTTGTATCTGTTTTGCAGTTGTACCAACCGCATCTGCCGTATCGAAAGTAGTAGCTTGATAATCTTTCAAGCTTTGAACAGTCTCATCAGATACTTTTCGCATTTCTGTAAAGGCAGTATTAAGTTCTCTTACAACATTAAAACCTTCTTTACCCAGATTAATAACATCATAAAATCCAAACATACCTGCCATCTGAGCGGCTAATTGATGGAATCCGCTATTCTTTAAAGTGTCCCACAATGTTCTGCCAGCTCGACCAGCTTCGACTTCGGCATTATAAATCTTTAAGATTTCACCATGAATCTTGTCAAGACTCATACTAGGATTACCACTTTCAATTTCTGCATAGTAAGCTTTAATCTTAGCCTTAGCCTCAGAAGACATCTTGCTGTTTTCATTAAGAAGCTTATGAATTTTATCTAATTCTTTCTGACCAGAAACAAAGTTATATCCCTTTTCAGAAGCCGACATATTAGTAACAGTAGCGATAGTATCTTTGATTTTCTTTTCATACTCGTCCAATTTAGAAATATCATCACTTGTCACCAAACTAGCATCTTTGCCTTTTAATTCATTAAGCAAAGTTTCGTACTCATGAACAGCATTCTTGACAGCCTGTACATTTTCTAAATATGTACTACTTGTCCAACCGCCATCATTGAATCTGTCAATGGTTGTTTTGTATTTATCAATCTTACTATTATAAGAATCCAAACGCTTATCATACTTATTGAGGTTTGCATTGGCATTCTGTTCTTTAGCTTGTGTATTTTCCTTAATTTTCTGAGTATTCTGTTCTAATACATTATTCTCTTCTTTAATAGCATTGATAACACCTGATGTATCAAAAGCGTCTGAGTCGCTTTTAAAATTGTTAATTGTATATCCATATTCTTCAAGAAGTTCGAATAATTGACGAACACGTTCATCAGCACCGGTTTCATCTATTCCATCTGTAGTCCATGATAAATGAAAATATTTGCCATTATGTAATGAATCAAGAATGTTTTGTAACTCATTTGCATCTGTAAATATTTTTTTAATCTCTTCTTCAAGATTTTCAAGAGATTTCACACTTGAAGATGTATCAATATCACTGTGAAATGCGTCTTTCTTTCCAGATGAAATATTCGTTTCACTGGCAGGCGTGACATTCTTGATCTTCGCTAATTCAGTTTCAAGTTCCTTAACACGATTAGTAAGATCAATGACCTCCTGAATAGAAGTGTTTACATCAAGTCCATTCTTGAATACATTTGTAAAATTATTTGCAGATTTAGAAATTTCGTCAAGTTTATTAACAATAATTGTCAATTGACTAATTACTTCTGAAAGATCAGTTTTACCAAAAAGATTTTCTATCGAATTATTAGAAGTGTTTTCAGATTTGATTATATTATTCAAAGAACGCTGTGCACCAGAAACTGCTGAATAATAAGATTTTTCTATATCAGAATATAAATAATCTTTACCAAACTGTTGTTTGGACATTTCTCTCATCTCAGTAATGAAATTCTTATATGCAGCAATTTTAGCATTCATGTTATCATACTGATTAATGTCGAAATTATCAAAATAACCTTGCATATTAGAATCAAGAGTACCTGACATTTTTAGTCTGTTAAACAGATTCTCATAAGTATGTAACAATTTTGCAGTCCTTGACTGAACTTCGGCAGTCATTTTATCGTCTGAGCCAAAATCTAAATTCATATTCAAACTTAGACTAGATGTTTTCTTGGCTAACTCAGAAATAGAAGAATCTACTCTATTGATCATAGTTAAAAGAGGTGAGAACTCGTCACCATCCCCAACATCAGATATGACTTTCCGCATTGAACCAAGATGAGATTCCATTTTCTCGAATAAATTGATAACTGTCTTGAGTTGTTTTTCATCAACTATTGAATTACCAATACCTTTTCCATTACCTAAACCAGTTCCAAACGCCTTACCAGAAGCAAGAGATTTAACAACCTCTACCAACTTATCCAAACTCTTAACAGTCTCATCTATTCCTTGATCTTTTATCTGCACAACAAATTCTTGTGAAGATAATTGCTTCCTATATTTTTGAATCACCTTTTCGAATTCTGCTTGATTCTTTGAATTAGAAAAGTCAAAATACATTTCAAGTTTATTATTTTGTAACTCTTTTTGTCCTTCGGATAACCCTTTTAATATCTGAGCAAGCAAATCAGATTTATCCAGCACAATACTGGCGGTCATTGAAGCAGCTACATTATCTGGCATGTCAAATACCTCCTATCTTTTTACATATTTATTTACAGTGGACTCCCAATCTTTCTTGAAACGATCTCTCGTATAAGATTCAAGACTTTCGCCCTGATTGAAATATGGATTAGTCCACGAATTCCCACTTCCAATATTTCTATTTCCAAACAGAGGGTTAGGTCTTGACCAAGCCAAAGGCAATCCATGTATTCCCTGATTCCATTGTAGATCCAGTAAGAATGAGACTGGATCAATTGAAGCACTATATTTGTTTTTCCATCTATATATAGAACTATCATTTTGTGTAGATAACCTTTCAAACTGGTTTATATCGACATATGAAGTAAAATATATGATAGCTTTACCATTTTTTTGTACAAGCTTATGTGTGTAATCTAATGAGTTTACCATTGTGCCTTGACTATCAATAAACCATTCCAAAGTAGACTTTTCTCGAATTTCTCTTTGTGCTTTATTGCCAGCAGAGATATATCTATCCACGTATTTTTCTGTTAATCTATCTGCAAACTTTTTCAATTCTCTATCATTTATTTTTATGCCCGTAGCTCGAACAGCCATTTTATATCACCTCCGTTTTGGAACATTAAAATAGGAGAGCAGTATTACCACTCTTCATAAGAAAAGCCCTATACGCTTTGACACGTATAGAGCCTGTTTATTTCACAAGAAATTTGAATTTCTTATACACCTTTTAACACATAAATATACTCATTATTATTATGAATATCTTCACTGACTGAATAATTTTCAAATTCAAAATTATGATATATTGATTCGCATTCAATTTCATCGTGTGTTTTTAGATCAAGTCTCAGCTCATGTGTTCTAATAGTCTTTATTTTATTTCCTGAAATCATACAGTCATATAATAGAGGACTAAATGACAGTAAATAGATTACAATATTACTATTGGAAGTGTAAGAGACAGACTGAATTAAAGCTCCGTTAAGTTTGATAGTAACATCATTATCTAAGATGAAATCTACAGAAGTGTATTTATCAAAAATTAAAAAATCATATTTTTTATCATTTGCAATAATTTTAAATTCTCCAAGATGATTTAAATTATTCATGTTCTATACCTCTTTAAATCCACCATTCTTAGCAAACTCAACAACCTTATCTAAATCTTCCTTTGGAATCTCATCGAGCTTCTTATTCACAATATCAACAAGTGGTGTGAGAGTTGCATTTGCCAAATCAGAAATTCTTCCAATCTGTTTACTAATAAATGCCTGAGTAGTTGTCTCATTGAACTGAGTATCTGACTGTTTCATTGTTAAAATGGTCTTAAACTCACTTAATTCACTCATAGGGATAAGTGGATCAGCCTTATCAGAGCCAACCATTAAAATATCAAGCAAACCAGAAGATTTAAGTGCATCATATCCCTTGATGAATCCTTTATCATCCTCATCAATCTCAAGGTCGGTATATAATTCAATCACGGCACGACAAAACTGTACATACTGAGCAACAGAATTTACTCTAATCTTATCTGTTTTACGATATTTTGTTACTCCGTTATCATCATAAGATTCCTGCTCAAATGTTGTCTTATCTACAATCAACTGTGCGTAAGCATCTTTCTTAATGATTGATACATATGGAGTGATTTTGATTTCATCCTTAACGAATCTATCCTTTAACTGCTGAGTTGCCATGTTATTGTATTTTTCTACAAATTCTAAAATTTTCATATTCCTTTTTCTCCTTTACAAATGTGATTCATTGACAAACTTCTGAATGTCGTATGTATATCTAGTACGTTTCTTTTTACTATCTATTGGAATAGCATTATTATTTTTTAAATCATTAATATTAAATGACTTCTTATTTATATTCTCCATCATCTTTACAAAATTACAGATTTCTATAAAGAATGTGTCATTATTTCCGTTTCTAAAATTACAAATAAATCCTGCTACAAGATTATGTTCGCTTGCTTCTTGTAGAGATTTGATCTGATTATCTCTAATCATTGACAATGAAATACTCGTTCCTTGTGTCGATTTTAATTCAAGCAAATATAATGTTCTTGATTCATCATCAAATAAAAGATAATCACAAATATTACTACTAGCGAATCTAGTATTGTCTCCGTTTCCAAATGATGCTGCGTTGTCTCTAAACCGATATATCCAACATGTATCTGGAACAGAATCTTTGATCGCTTGCTCAAATCGCTTACCTTGATTCTGTGCTATTTCCTTTCACTCCTTACATAACAAAAAGAGAGATCTCCGAAGAAATCTCTCTTTCTAAAACATATTTATTTAATTTTACATTGTTATTATCATAGGATATAATTCCCATTTACCATTAGGATACCTGTCAACATTTTCACTAACAACTTCATGTACTTCGTCCAAACTACCAACATTCTTATCAATGTGAATAACCTTTCCTCCTAAGATCGAAATCTCTTCACATATAACATTGTAATATTGCCTATCCATGTGATCCCCTCCTTATTTTGATATGCAAAATAATTCATACATATCAACCTTGAGTGTACGAGATAGGATAATAGCATTTTTAAGAAGTATATCATTAGTGTTGTCATTTTCAATTTTGCTAATAGCCGCAACAGACAAACCTGTTAACTTTGACAATTGTTGTAATGTTAATCCTCTTTGATTTCGATAATACCACACTTTGTTCCTCATAATATTAATATGTACAAATGTATTTTATTTATGTAGTATATTATAATATGAGTAATTTTTACTGTGGTAGAAATATTCAATCGTCCTTAATTGGCAAACTTAACACTTCTGGTTTCAATTTTTCGCACTTTATATATTTCCACTTGTATTTATATTGTGTTGTATTTAATTCTCCAACACAATTCTTATAAATTAATTGGTAATTAATTCCAGTTTTTTCTTCTGCCTCATATATTGATACAAAAGTTGCTAATGGATTATTATTTAAATCATATTGTATAACAGGTCGGTGAGAATGTTTTGCATATTTATTAAGTCTTATGTAAAAATCCAAGTTTTCAATATCATTTTCATACAGCCAAATATGATTTTTGTAAGAAAAACTTTTATGAGTGCAACAATCGTTTACTCTGTTTTTATTATATTCAGATGGTAAAAATGATGAATTTGCATATATCTCTATTAGATTTCCATTTAATTCATATTGAAAAATCTTATTTGGTAATTTATATGGTGAGATTTTATTTGAAAAATAATCAGTCCAAAGATAGTTATATGCCATATGAGTTTTTGAATTTAATGCTCTTTGAATATTCCCAGTATTATTTATTCCAATAGAATTTCCTGCATCCTTAATACAATTCCATTTTTTTATAAATTCTCCACTTAACGAAAATTGATATATTTCTCTAGCATTTGGATTTTCAGAGCCACACATTTCATCTATTCCACCAACTGCTAAATTATATCCATAATTACGATCGTTAGTTTTATATTCTCGAATATAAAACTTTTCCTTTTCTGAGGCTTCTTTTTCTGTTAATCCAGATAATATAATTTCGTGCGAAAATCCATTGTCCCAACCATATTTATTAATTGCTCTGGTAAAGTATTCGTTATTCGAATATCCCTTTCCTTTATTCCAACGTTTTTCAGGAATATTTTTTGTTATTCCAAAATACATTTTGTCATTATAAATATTTTTATGACAATATAAATAATAAATATGATTTGTATTATCTTTTAATTGCTTAATAGGTTTACTGTGTTCATTAGTTTGAAGAACAAATAGATTTCTTAATTTGCAATTAATAATAGAAGAAGTTGGAATGCTAAAAATTTTATCATTATACAATATTTGGCATTTCCTCGTAGAATGTGAATATGATTTTATTATAAAACTTCCAGTTTTCTTATTGTATTCAAAATTTACAACCCTTCTATTTAACGCACTTGTAACCCAATCTATTTTTCCATTTTTTGTATCTAAATTAGACAAATTAATATTTTTATCCATACTACCTCCATATATTTCTACATAATTATTCTCCATTAGAAAAGGTGGTCTACTTATTTGCAGACCACCTATCTAATAATTCATCAAGTTCTTTAGTTTTTATATAAACCCAAAACAGTTTTTTACTGTTTGGATTTAATGCTGCTAATTTATAACTCATTCCGTTATCTCGCAAATAATTACGAAGTGGGAGAGAGTAGCAGGTATAAAGTTCTACATCCATGCATTTGTACCTCGTCTATTCATCTTTAATCTCTAGCTCCATTACTTCAGGAATAATTTTTCCTTTTATTGAATGGTTTCCGTTAGCCTTAAGATAAATATCAGCTAATAAATTGAAAGTTTCTAGTCCAGCTCTTGTTACATATCCCTGAGACATAAATTTATTATGTAAATTGTAAATTTCTGCTCCAAATTGAACAACTATTCTCTGTCTAGTCTCTTCTTCGTTTAAATCCATTCTTTTTTTTATATCATCTATTCCCTGAGATATCTTAGATATTTCTTTGTATTGCCAATTATCATGTTTTTCTAAAGTCATAAGTCTATTCTCAACATTTTCTTTGTCCTGCTCAGAACCAGTTTTAATTCGTCCCTTCTCCTTGAAATAAGAAATGAGATCAATTATTTCTTTAATTGCAAATAATAGTAAAAACACTGCCAGGATAACACTTATATAATTTTGATTAAATACGGCTTCTATATATTTCATTCAAGCCACCTTTCTAAGAACATAGATTCTTGAAAGTTTTCTTAACAGCTTTCGATGTTCCACAAGCTTTCTTTAATCCTTGACCAAACACACCAGGATATTCAACACCCTTTGGATTTTTTCCTTTGAGTAAACATAATATTTCAAGTGCTGTAACCATCCATTGACATTCTGACATTTGAACATAATGCGAACCAAATGCAGCATCAGTAGCAAACCCCCAAATTCCATCTACTGCAAGACCAGCACCATAATCCTTATTAAGTCCTGTTTGGACTACCTTAACAGCAGCTTTTTTTGTCTCAGTTCCACGGATACCATCAACAGTAATGTTACATCCAGCAAACTTATTCGCCTCAGTCTGTCCCTTTTTGATAATGGAGGCGGTGGAAGATGTAGCTGGTTTTGAAGATGTAGGTTTAGTAGGAGATGGCTTGATGATTGGTCTAATAATACTTGAAATACTTGATACAACACCAACCTTAGAAGCATATTTCTTCCATTGAGCTTTATCAAAATATGCTTTATTGAGATCAAGATGTCCATTATAACCATTTAGTTTACCAACAGAACTATACTGTCTAATCGCACATGAGTAAGCTCCTTCATTCCAAGGAGCAGTCTGATAACCTGTTTCATTATAATCTGGATACTGGGCAATCCAAAGTGGAGCACCTACATTCTTAACATAATTCATAGCCGATTTCTGTATATAGATAAACGGCTTAATCTTAGTCTTCTTATATACATAATTGCACCATTCTTTACACCAAGCATAATCATTTTTACCAAATTGAGAGTTACCGCCCGATTCCCAATCAAGAATGAATATAGCCTTACCTACATATTTCTTCGCAACTGATAGAAAACGATCTGCTTCAGCCTTAACAACACCACCATTGGCATAATGATAAAGTCCAAGGCACTTATTGAGTTTGAGAGTCTTGTCACACTGTTTTACACAACAATTACTTGTGTATCCTGTACCCTCAGTTGCCTTTACAATAACAAAATCGCAAGGGACTTTACTAAGATCAATATTTTCTTGCCACGCTGATATATCTATGCCATTCATACTAGCCATAGTTACACCTCCTCGTGTTTTGTGTCATAAAGTGCTGTATCTATAAGAGAATCAAGATAATCACCAAAATCCTCATTCGCTTCACTCAATACCTTATATACAATTGTTGGAAGTGCTTGGAGTATCTTAGTCTTAGCAAGCTCTCTAACTTCATCCATTTTATCCTCTGTCCATTCATCTGTACCTTTGATATCTTTAACAACAGACTCATAAACTGCCTTGACAGCTTTCTTAACTTCATCATAAAGAATCTGACCATATTTATCTAACTTTCTAGCTTCAAGCCATCTATTCACCGATGTAAGAATTTTTGTACCAATTGGAAGTATAATAGCTGTCCAAATAACACCAAGAATGGTTGCCCAGTCAAGACTATTTAATATATCCTTCATAATTCATTCTCCTTTCCAAAATAAAAAAAGAACGGCAAAACCGTTCTCCTTATAGTTACTTATTTAATTTTCTTAATGTCTCTACACATCGTTTTAGATTGGAACATAAATAATCCAATTCATCCCTTGTTTCATATCCACTAAATGTCATGCGAATACCACTATGTATTTGTTTCTCATCTAATCCAATTGCTTTAAGAGTAGAAGATGGTGTCAAATCCCCTGATGCACATGCAGAACCAGTTGACACCTGTATATCTGCCATATCCAGTAATATCATCAGTGATTCACCTTCAATACCATCAAAACAAACATATAAGTTATGTGGTAAGCGACTATCAACGTCTGCACCTATAATATGAGAATCTACTATATTATTGATGATATAATCATGAACATAATCTCTATTCTCAGACGTGATAGAAAAGTAATTATAATCCTCGACTGCTTTACTAAGTGCTGCAATGCCTATTACATTTTCAGTGCCACCAAACAAGCCTTGTTCCTGTGAACCATATATGAGTGGTTCGAGTTCTATTGACGGTCTCTTATATAAAACACCTGTTCCCTTTAACGCTCCGAGTTTATGCGCCGAAAATCCCAGACCATCAGCGTTCAACATTTTTACATCAACAGGGATTTGACTAATTGAGCCTGTACAATCTACATAAACTATCGCATTATAAAAGTGGCATATCTCAATAATTTGTTTTACGTTTTGAATAGTTCCTATTTCAGAATTAGCATATTCTATAACCACAAGTTTCTTCATGGTATCCATAGATAAACATTCCTTGAGATCCTGAATATCTATTTTTCCTGTGTAATCAACTTTGAGTGGACACTTATATTTTAATGATTCCACACATTTCAATACTGATTTGTGTGAAGTAGGAGAGTATAATACTCTACATTCGTTTTTCTGAGTATAACCTTTTATAAATAGTGTATTATTGGCTGAACCGCCAGACGTAAAGATAATGTCTTTAGGATTTGCATTAATGAATTTTGCTACATTATTTCTTGCAGTTGTAATAATTTTCTTAGCTTCAACACCTGATTGATACATTGAAGATGGGTTCTGATATACGTCCAATAGCGATACTATATAATCCTCAACTTGTGGGGTTAATGGGGTAGTAGCTGCATTATCAAGATACATACAATCACCTACCTAATCTAACTCATAATTACACCACTTTTTATATACTTCAGTAGTGTCTGCTTTAAGAAATACCATTGCCAAAATTACATTATTTGTTTTATCATCTATACTTGTATACATATCAACTGGATATACATTATTCTTGATATAAAGCAGATACTGTTTGGGATTAACAATTCTGACTGCTTCGTGTGGAGAATAATTTCTTGTTTTTAAATTAGTTTCTATCATATTTCCTTTCATTCCTTATCTGTATTACCGTAAAAAAATGGGAATACAACATTTGAACAGTAATGTTATATTCCCATCAGAATTTTCTAAAATCACTATTCAAACTGTATCACCCTTTCTTTCGAGGTGAATACTTAATCTTTTCATATTTATCTATATTTTTCTTAGTTGAATTATCAGTTGCATCTGTTAAAATAGAATCCTGTATAGAATTTTCTTCAATCTTATCTGATACTACATTTTCGTTTATATCAGCAATGACATTCTGATAACTTCCACCAAAATTATCTAATCCAGATAAATCAAGTTTATCTAATCTATTTTTTGCTTTGTTTGCTGTCAGCTTATGATTTGCATAAGAAGATGTTACAAGATAAATGTCGTGACAATTTTCACTACAGAATGTAAACATCCATGTAGGTTTATCCTTATCTTTCCCACAAACGGGGCAATACTCATATGGCTTATAACAAACAGCGCATATCTTTTCTTTACTCAAAGTAAGCCTCCTTTAAAGAAACAGAGTGGTAGAAAAAACTACCACTCTTATAGTTTATTAGATTGATATCAGATTAAGCTTCCTCTGGTTCATCAATGAAATAGATTTCTAGCATCATCTGCTCAGTTGTACATGTGTCAGTAAGGATTGAACCCTTATAATCCATAGTCTGTGAGTCGCCACCCTCAAGTGCGATTGTTACCTCTGGGCTTGGAATAAATGAAGCAATATGAATTACTACAGCACGGAAGCTTTCCTTATCACATGGATCAACTGCAAGTGCCTTAACAAACAGTTCGTGAGCTTTAGGGAACTTGTTACCAGTGATAGATACCTTCGCACCACTCTTAACCTTTTTCTTATACTTAACAAAGAACTCTGTTTCATCGTCTGCCTTTGGTGGAGTAAGTACATGTGTTGCAATACCAAACTCAGTCTTTGTAGCAGTTTCAGGGGAAGCAGCAATCTTATATTCCTTGCCAAGCGCACCATTTGCAAGACCAGATACAACTGCTGAACCATCAACATAGTCCTCTGAAAGATCGAGTGTTTCGCCAGCTTTAAGAGTTGTAAGAATAGGCATTTCAATAGCATTATCGCTTGTTGCGATTTCTGCATCTGTTGCAGCAATAGTTGAAACAACAGCAAGATTAAGGAATGCGTTTGTTGCAGTAACATCACCCTTCTTACCTGTGTACTTTCTATATACAAGATTACCTCTTGCATCATTAACGTCTGTTGAATCAGCAGTAATATCAATATTAAAATTATTAAGCTGAGTAAGAGCATACAGTGGGACACCAGCTTTAGTAGCACCATAACCAAACTGTGCTCTGTCAATAATTACGTCACCAATCTTAAATGCCATAATTTTATTTCCTCCTTAAATTATTAAAAATTTGTATAAAAAAGAACATCCAAATAGATGTTCAAATTAACTATATTTCTCTCATAAAATTAAATTGTTCTTTATCAATTTTACTTGTGTCACAGAATCCAGAATAACTTCCACCCATCAATGCATGGGTTTGCTCATATATTTGAAGTCTTTGAACTGCATCATAAAATTGATATATTTTTACTTGTTTTAATTCTTCAAGTTTGTATTTAAAACCAGGGTGATTTGTCAATGCTGAAATAATAGGTAGGAGATTAGACTCAGAATTATCATCTAGTTTTTTCATAGATAAGTTCATTTGGTCTTCTTGTCTCATCCAATCTCTAGTAGTTCTTCCTTTTGCCTTTTCTACTTTAGGATGAATATTCATAATGGTTCTGATATACTCAGCAATTTCCATATATTCATTTTCTGACAATAAAATATTAGACTCTGGATTATATAGCCCAAATTGTTCTTCTGAATTTTCATCAGTATAAGAAACAATTTTATAGTCTAGAAAATTTACATCATGAAATATCAAACGAAGTGGAGAATAGTCTTGTTCTGGAATTTGAGATAATAGATTATATACCTCTATATCTTTTACCTTGCACCAATTTTCTACGCCGAGATTAAATAGCATAAGACGAACCGAAGTGGAATTGTTAATAAATGGGGAGATAGCAGTGTAAAATTTTGATTCACCAATATCTAAAATATCACCTATAGTTGGTTGGGATATTTTAATTCCGTGTACATAATAATCTTCACCAAAGAAAAGTTTTAATTTATCAAAATGATATTTATCATTAGATGGTTTTTGTTTCTTTTGGTTGTCTTCAATAGTAGCGGTTTGAATTGCATCCAATGCACCAGACGATATATTAGCCATAATATCACCGCCTTAACTGATAATTACTCAAACTTGTTTTCCCATTGGTTGTATTTACGATTCCATTAGTGTCAATAACTTGGAATACAAGAGTGCGAACAAGATAATTATTATCTGTAGTAGATTCCTTTGATGATACAAGATGTGTCTGCATCCCAAATATATTTGACCAATTAAATCGTTCTCTTATAATAGAGGCAATGAGATCATGTCTTGGAATTCCTGTTAATTTATCATCTCTGTCATTACCATGCACAAAAATGGTAAATGTAATATTCGTATACTTTAATGTATCCTGATAACGAGGCATCTCATCAAAAGATATTTGATAACAGATATAGTGTTTTGCTTCTGTCTGAGTATCAGGAATAAATAAATAAGGACGGATGTTGGATGTTCCACCAAAATATCTATCCCATTCTCCAAGAGGTTCATATTCCTTTGTGTCTTCGTTCCATTCCCAATTAATATTACCATCATCATCAAAAAGTTCAGATTCTAATGACTTCTCATTGAGTGCATATAAAAGACATGGATTGAGCATAAGTGCTTTCTTAATCTTTTTCTTATACTGAATATTTTCATCATCAGGAGTAGTTCTATACGCACGAAGTTTGTTTAACAAATCATTCTTTGTAATTAATTTTTCTGCCATACAACACCTCCTTACTCATTTAGTTCCAACAGCAAAATTTCAGATTCTATCGGCAAGTTATCTTTAACAATTTTACACTTAACAGACAGTATTTTGCCGATAACGGAAGTGTTGTTCAAAAACTTTACTTTCTTTTGGTTGTACTCTGTGCCAGCTCGCCATGTAACCTTATCAGTCCAATCTTCATCATCAATAGAACAAGTCCATGTAAAGGTTGCATCAGCATATTCAGTTGTAATATCTTCATTGGAATCATTAAATAGATTTACTGTAAGATTTTTATAAGAACCACCAACTTTAATAGTTGAAGTAGATGCTGAAATTCTTGCTGTAATAGAAGATGGGGGAGCGGTTGGAATAGATGGATCTGTTGGGGCGATTTCTGAATCGAAATAGTTCGCATACATTTCGCCTGTTTCAAGATTGACATAATCGGTATGCTCGTTCCAAAATGCCGTATATATAGTAAGCTTTTGAATACCGAATGGCATTGAATTTTCAACCTTGGTCACTGTCCATACGGTAGGATGCTCTGTTAAAGCACTTACTACAACACGCATATTTTTAGAATCTTCAGAAGTGTACCAAAACTTCTCTGTAATAGAGTTCATTGGCAACCATATCTTATCCTGATTATCTGTGTGTGTAAAATATCGGTCTGTGTAAGTTCCTATAGTGTAGGAATTCTGTTGTCTTAAACAACACCACATACGTCTCTTGATGCGCTTATCATTAGATTTTTCAATCCATGTAAGTTCATAATTTACTGGTAAAATCAGATACTTTGGAAACTGATTTGCAGGTTCATTACGACAGACAATCCATTTATGATAAATTCCTCTATCATCTGGAACGTCCACGAAAAGCCCTATCGGAAATGTTGCTCCATAGCGTTTCCTAAAATCAGTCTCATAATAATAAAGGTCATCACCTTCATTGAATCTTACAGGCTGACTTGGACGAAACATAAGATAGTATTCCACTTGATCTTTGTCCATTGACTGATAAGATTTGATAATAAACTTTGCATCAATCTTTGTCTTATTGGTATTTTCATAAGTCATACCTTCAGCAAGAGAACGTGTAATTCCATGTTCGTCTGTGAAGAAATCATCATGAAAATGGTCATAAATGTAACAAGTCTTTGTAGCGATGTCGTTTTCAAATGTCTGTTCCATCATCCAATCAGACTGTTCCTTATAAATCTGACCAATCGTTTTAGCTCCATTGTTCTTGGCGTGTGCGATACGCCTAGCTGTTGATAGACTCGGCATCGCAATTCACCTCCTCAAACATTGCTTTTATATATCCGTGAGAATCTAAGATTGCCCTACGAAATTTTTTGTAACTGAAATGGTCACTCTTGAAATTATCCATAGCACCTTGTAAAGTTGCCATAAGAGTTACCATAAGTCCGTTATCATTAAATAAGGTTTTTATACCACCTAATTTAAACATAACATTCTCAAAGAAGACGAGAAATGCTTCATCATCTTCAAATATTTTCTCTTCAATTGTTTTATCTTTATAGAGCAGTAGTTTGTGAATATCACCATGCATTGCACGAACTGCTTCATTGATTTGCTTGTCTGTAAAGTCACCATATATGTATTGCATATTAGGACTCCGTGTTAATATAGGAATTATACATATATCCGTAATCACGAATACGTTTATTTAATTCAATTTTCATGGAATCCAGACGATCAATCATATTTTTATGATTGTCAAGTAACTTCTTTTCTTCTTTACCGCCTATCATTACTGATGTATGCATAATAGAATCAACCTGTGGTTGTAGCCACTCAATCGTCATTCCAAGTACAAGAATTCCTACGACAAAATTCATATCAGCCGTTTCATCTACTGAATTATTCAGCGTAAAATCCAACTGTTGAATTTCATCATCGAGTGTGAGAGAAGAGAACAGTCTACGCACCCTTGGATTAGAGATTACATTGCTTAATCGCTCTGTATAAATTTCAAGCAAATCGTTTTCGTCAAGAGAGAGTTCTTTCGGATCTGAAATTCGTCCTCTTGTTCGTGAAAAAATTGTTTCATATGGAAGCGTCATTGTGAGCCTCCTTTACTACATATTCAATTTTAAAAGTAACTCTGTTCCAAAAATAGAATCAAGTTTCTGAATTCTCTTAACAGAATCAAGTGTTCCGTCATCAACCATACTTGTTGCAATAGTTTTTAATGCTTCCTGTGCTCCAATTGGAAGAGAATAGATTGCTTTTTCCATTTGCGAAGGAGTCATCTTTAAAATATCTCTTAAATCATTTGTCGAGTGAAGAGTAGAATATAAATCATCAAGTTCTGGATGTAATGCAATGAAATCTGCATCCTGCACAACAAAACGAGGTTTAAACATCATCTTGTCACCCTTCCTTGCTGCATAATCCAAATCTCTAAATTCAATTTCCTGAACGTCATCAATATCTGCAAATGTATATAAAGTATCTGATTTAAGTCCAACATAAAATAATTCTCCTGCGGTAAGAGACACACATGGAATCATTTCTGTTAGCTCAAACTTCTTTTTTTCTGATTTCTTTTCAGCCACATCAGTATTAGTATTTTCTACTGCTTTTGTGGTTGTCTTTTTTGTATATGCCATTTATTTTTTCCTTTCTATCCAATATAAAAAGAGTGGCTAGATAATCTAACCACTCAATTTTATTTATTACTCAAGAGTCCACTGACCAAAGTACTGTGGTAATACTACCTCAACACCCATTTCTCTCTGAACTTCATATTTCTGGAAGTCATCAGCGTGTTCACCCTTCTGAGTACCAGACTCATAAATCTGAGTTTCGCCCTTATCTGTAAACCACACGAACTGTTCCTGATTCTTTGCAAAGATAAGAAGTCTCTTATCGTCAATAAGTCTCTTTGTTACATCATTGAAAGCAAATCTCTGAGGAATCTCAATGAGTTCTGTTCCCTCATATGTACCAAGGCGACCTGTCTTAGCAACATCCTCCTTCTGAGATAAACTTCTCCAATCAACTTCTGTAAGACCATTAAGTTTCTTTAATGCAGTCTTTGTACCCATAATAACAACTTCTGCGCTATTGGCTGTTCCAATATCCTCAAGAAGTGTATCAAATTTGTCTTTTGTAGAAGCAGATAAAGCACCTGTTTTTACAAACTGAGAGTTGTTAGGTAACTTAGCAGCAGCTCCATAAATTCCTGTATAGCAAAGTTCCTGAACCTTATATACAAATGCTTCTGCAATCTTATCTGTCAGCTCTGTAAAATCAATACGTCCAAGTAAAATAAGATCAATATCCTTACCAATCTTTACACCATACTTCTTAGTATGAATCTTGTGTGCTGTACCTTCATTTAAGTACTGTAAAGTCAGATCATGATGGTCGCCACTGATTTCAGCAACAGCAAGCATAACCTTTTCTCTTGACCAGAACTCTTCCTCGTCACCAAGTTTAACATTTCTCATATCTACAAAATCATTAAACCACTCAGATTCCTTAAATGCTGTATCTACCTTAAAATCAATATCAGACTCAAGTAACTCATATACTTCTGTGTGATGAAGCTCTAAAGCTCTTTCACGTCTCTTGTTGGATCTAAGATCATCTTCAGTAAGGTCACATACTTCCATAATAATTTTACGGATTGCCTTGTTTGCTTCGTGCTTAGAAACCTTTCTCTGGTTTCCGTCATCATCGTACTCATAAATATCAATTCCGTGATTTAAATTGTATGTAAGCTTCTTAAAATTTTCATACTTATCAGCATCTTCAAAAACTTTTCTTAAATGTTCTGTACTAAATCTCATCATTATTCTATATCCTCCTTTCTATTACGCACCAATTTTTAATTTTCCACTAGAAATCGTTGTGATTTCAGCTCCAACTGTAGGTGAGCCATCAAAGTTGTCCTCTGTAAGCCAATAACGATCCTGTGAATGAAGCATGTATCCACGAACTGCACCGTCTGCTGGATCGTTATAGAAATTAGAAGCAAGTGCGAGTGAACGAGGACTCTCGACATTGTTGAGGGGTTTCTGATAGATAACACCAACTCCCTTTGGATCTCTAATTACAACAAGGTATCTTCCTGACGCATCCTTTATTGCGATATAAGCATCAATTTCAGTTGCAGCTTCCATCTCCCAATTATCAAGAGAAGTCATTTTACCTGGTTTGAAATGATATCCGTTAGGTGTATCTTCTGTGATCTTTACGGATAAAATGTGCTCACCATAATCCTGAGCAAGTAAATTACCAATTTCCATCTGTGGAAATTTTGTAGCAGCATATTTAATAGCCATTATGTTTTCCTCCTTAAATTTTGTTTTTTTGCAATAAAAAAAGAACGCATAAAGCGTTCTGTACGAAATGAAGTTATATTCAGTTTTTAATCAAATAAATTGCCATAGTTTTTCTTAGGCTTTGATTTCTTATTCATATTTGTAAGTATCTTAACTGAATTTGTGTTTTTCTTTGTGTCAACAGAAGAGAAGTTCGCATGTGCAGACATATAATCTGAATGCATAACCTTTACCTTTGTTTCAAAGTCTTCTACGGAATAATTATCCATAGTCTTTACTAATTCGGCAAAATCAGCATTCACATAATTTCCATCTGAATCTTTCTCTGTAAGAACAGAATAATTATCAGCATTGATAATAGCTTCTTTCTGTGCATGAAGTTCATTCTTTTCTGCTGTCTCCTTAAACTCTTTGAGTGCAGCGTAATTTGAACGCATATCCTCAATAGAAAGCTTCTCTGATTCAGTAAGTAACATAGCAAACATTTCAATTCTTTCACCAGATAATGAAATATTATCACCATCTTTTTCATAGGACTGTTTATAATACTTGTCGCTGTCCCAATCCTCCATAATGAAATAATTTTCATAAACCTGAGATACGTAACACCATTCTGAATCATTTCTGTATACAGAGCACAAATTATTTAACGCATATCTGATTTCATCAAATGAAATTTCAAATAACTTATTAAATAACTCATTTTTTGAAATATTTTTTCCTTCATCGCCATCTGGATCAGAAGCTCCTTCACCATCACCTTCTCCATCATTGGAAGGCTCACCAGATTCTCCGTTATCTGAATCGTCTCCTTCTGAATTGTTACCATCGAACATCTCAGCGAATTTTGCTTCAAGTTCCTCATCTGACATTTCTGCATAGTCGAATGTTACATCTTCAGCAGTCTTACCATATTTGGCAAGTAACTCTTCAAATTTTGTCATTTTGTTATTTGTTCCTCCTTCCTTTGATTGTGTTTGAACAGGAGTCTGTTCTTTATTGAAATTAGAAAGTGTCTTGTTAAGATTTTCTAAGAGTTCAATCATTTTTTCATCTTTGTCAAATTTTACTGAATTGTTATTTACACTAAAATCTGCAATATCGGCACGAGAACCTTCCATACCTTCCTGAATTTCTGTACCATCATCATGACTTCCTAACAAAGTCGAAGCATTTACATAGAAATCGTTTAATTCGAGATACTTTTCCTTGGCGTTGTAAGAGAGTTCGTCAATGAAAAGCTCGCAACTATTTTTTGAACCTTGTTTTGCACGAATTATTTCACAAGCCTTGGTGTATTCTTCACTTATATAAGCATAAGCACATACATAATCTTTATCTAAGTTATCATCATGTTCCCAAAATGCAGGTTCAGATGAGAAAGAACCAACTTGAGATTCAATATATCTCAGTTCTTCTTTACCTTTTTCGTCTTTAACAATTTCCATCTCATGACCTTCAAAATCCCAACTGCCATCGTCAAGCTGATGGATTGCAGCCAATACAGGTCTGTCAGCAATTGTATTCATTGCTTTCTCAGCAGCATCCTTTGATACATAACTCTTGTTTCTGTTAAGTCCTGTATGAAAAATTCTGAATTTAAGACGCATCATTCCACGATGATTTTCGTCTACGGTATCGTCTATCTCAAAAGTAGTAGGCACTTTTAAAGCCAATTGATAGCCAGTATCTTTAGAACTGAATTTTGCAAATTTTTGTTCTTGGCAAAATTTTAGTAAATCATCTTCAGTTAAAATTTTCTTTTTAATAACCTTTGGCATCTACTTAGTCTTTTCCTCCTTTCTGACATAATAAAAGTCGCCCAAGGAAGACGACTAAAATGTAAGCATATTTGTATACTTCAATTTATTTATATCTATATTTTCTGAAAACCGAAGAGTATCAGTATTCAAAAATACATAAATACCATTAGAATTTTGCACCTGTTGATATCCTAATTGGGATAGGAGAGTAGCAGTAGGTGCATCTTGTGTCTGTATAAATTTTTGATTCATTCCACCAACTCCTATTTATCATTTAAATTCTCGTCTCTTGTGCGAAGTCCAGCATCTGTAAGTTCCGAATCATCCTTCTCTTGACCACCGCCTTTATTATTGCCTGTCTGAGTATAAGTGCTAGATAGCGGTTTGAATTTTGAACTAAGCTGCAAACAGTCTTCTTCCAAAAAGTTCATAGATAACGTATCTTTTTCAGATACGCCATTTAATGTGTTATAAAGAATTTTGTTTGGTAATCCATTAGTACATGATTCCAAGATTGATTTTCTAAAATCATCCTTCTGATAAATAGAAACATCAAAGAATTTAACCTTACAAGGTTCAGAAATCCAATTAGATAGAAGTCTATTAACAATAGCTTGAATCTGTGGAATAAGAGTTGAAATAGAAAATGTAGAATCTGCAAGTACGCCATATTTAAAAGCAGTGGAATTAGATGCAGAATTTAGGTTTAATATCTGAGCACCACCAGCAGTATTTAAAATTTCCTTCGTTGCTTTTTCAACTTTTGTAATATCACCTGTCGCATCATCTGGGAAACTTATCTCATGTAATTCACCAGGAACAATAGCAGCGGAGATATAAGGCGGTAATGCTTCTTCGAGCATACGATTGAAATACTGAATCATTATATCTGGATTCACAGTCCAATCATCTACATCTTTACCCATAGTTTTCATTTCAAGCCACACTAATTTATAAATATTAGCTGCCTGTTGAACCGCCTGATAATCAGAGGCATCCATGAGGTCAATCAATGATAAAAATATAGGTGTAAGCACGGGAACGATGGTCTCCCAGTCTTCAGACCTAAATTTAATACATACATTATATTCTTCTGGGATTAACTGATATTTTTCATTTGTACTCTGATATGTATTCCACATACTATTGAATGGTTCACCCCAATATTCAAGAAGTTCCTGATGGCTACGGAAATAACTCATATCCATAGCTCCTGCAAATGAACCGTCAGGAAACATACCTGCAATTTTCATATAATCTGGATCTAATGGAAGAACAAACATTCCTTGTCCTTCTGTATAATAAGCACATCCATAAAATACATCTTCTCTTAAAGTGATAGACGCAGCTTTACGAAATTCATAATTCAATCCTAGAGTGTCAACTATATCAACTGTTTCTTGATACTTTTGTAATGTGGATTGCACATCATTTTCGCCTGAGATTATAAATGGGGGAACTATATTACGAATTGTAAGATCAATCTGATTTGCATAATATTTACAAAGACGATAATAGATTTCTGAACGATAATAAAGATAACGAGATAGGCTTCGTAGATTCTTTTCATTAGAAGAGATATTCTTTATGTATGATTTTACATCTTCTTTTGAATAGTTACTAATTGACGTATATCTGGATGATTTCTGAATATCTCGAAGACTTGTAATTGCACTTGTTGCGTCTTCATAACGTTCAAGTCTACTTTTATTTTTCTCATACCATTCACGCATTTCATTTGCGGTTGGCTGTTTGGAATTAGAAGAAGTAGTTTTCTTCTGTGAATTATTTATTTTAGCAGGTGCATTAGAATTTGCATCTACTTTCTTAGGTCTAGGCATATTTGATAATGCACCTCCTTAATTGTATTTTGCTTTACGAATTGTAAGTTTATTTATAAAACTTGTGGCATCTTCGGTTGGACGTTTTCTATTTGTAATAGCTTTTCTACGTTCACACATGAGGGCGTAAGAAGCCATACACGCCGTATACGCACGATCATCGTGGAGCTTATTGGCTTTTTCAGGCGTAAGTTCAAATGAATCTTTTCCAGAATCTCTTTTCTTACGAACCATATTTACAAGTTCTTCTTTTAAAGCATCAATGTTAGCAAGAGCAATTTCATCCTGCCAATCAAGTTTTATAGTTTTTGTATTAACGGATTCAATTTTCTCTAATTCTTCATTGAGTTTAGTTTCAAATTCCTTTTCATTAACTTTTTGTTTTCTGAGTTCAGCAGAAATTCGTTCTTTTTCTTTAGCCAATTTTTTCTCATCAACATCAAAAACAGTGAGATAGCCTTTATGGTCATATTGTGCTGTAAAACTGATTTTATCCTGATTCATCAATTCTATCATTGCTTCATACATTTCAGATTTGTAACCAGCAGGGGACATAAGATGTACTTTGTCTACTGCATTTGGAAATTTCTTAACATAATCGGCAGAGTATTCCTTATCTATTAATCCTCTATGAACAATGCCAGCAGAGTCTGTCCAATCTGGCATTAAATAATCAGCTATATTAACACCAGATCCACCGCTACCTGCATCAATATATACACCAACAATATTTCCATATGCGTCAGCTCCACCGTTATAATCAAGAATTACTTTTTTTAAATATTCAATCTGATCTGGTGTCTGCATAGGAGATTTGATTTTTTTACCAACATCAATAAGATTAATACAGTTTACCAATCTCATTCTTGTATCAATACTTCCGTCTACCTGTTCATATTCATAAATTTCACCAACAAGAATTACTGAATTATCTCGACTTCTAGCAGGATCATATGTGATGACGAATTTTTTATCACCTGTATCATTGTAAAGAAGAGGTTTTCTTGTTTCTTCGTTTCGTGTAATAACACCTCTACGAATAATTGCATCAGTGCCAGCATCTGTAGTAAAAATACAATAATACTCACGTCTTGCTTTTTCTGGGTTTGTTCTCATTTCCGATTCAACAGTATTTCGAGATAGAAGAGGGGTGACTAATTCTCCCCTAAGAGTTGGTTTAAATGCTTGTTCGCAATCTATATGTAAAACACAATAATCTGGATTTCCCATAATTTGCTGTTTAGAAAAGTCACGATACAGTCTCCAAAATTGAGTATCAGTTGAAGAAGCTGAACTTATATAATATTTCTGATACGACAAATCTCGTGGTAAGCACCTTTGACGAATAGGATCAATTGAATTACCATCTACATCTTTACCTGTTTTTAAACTTTTATTTACAACAGCGAATGCACCATATACATTCATCATTTCATCAGACAAGAAACCACTTTCGTCAAAAATTACTGTGCCTCGCATACCTCTTTTGGCATCTATATTTCCGTTCAATGTCCTAGTCATAGATCCGTTATAACATGAATAGGAAAAACCATTGGACGAGTGTGAAAATCCATCACCTGCTGCATTTTTAATTTCAATCTCGTTCTTGAATAAAGAACCGGTTGAACCGTAAAATGTATCAATGTTATCATTGGCAAGTCGTTCCAAAGTAGTAAAAGTTTGTTCAGCCTGACCGCCTGTACCACTTGCAATGTATGTCCATACATTACAAAAACACATATCTTTTGACATTATCTCAAGGTCAATAACTGTACTTTTACCATATCCACGAGTACATACAGCAAGTACATTTGGACAAACCCAACTTCTTTGTACAAGAAGTGCCTGCCCATCTAAAAGCTCTATGTTAAAAAAAAGATCTATAGCTTTTACTGGGTTGCATTGCAGATATTTTTGAATTTCAGCAATTTGAATATAAGACTCAATTTTACGAGATGAAATAGAATAACCATGTGGTTTTACGTATATTCCATATTGATTATAAAAATCTTTATCATAATCAAGAATTTCATTCTGATAATAATTCATAATCATTTGCTTATTCTGATTCATTTTCAGTGACCTCCTTTGTTTCATCGTCAGGAGATTCTTCAACTTCATCAAACTCTGCAAAGACAGAATATACATCTTTTAAATCTTTTAACTGTTTTTCATTTAATAGATTGTTTTCTTTTAATGTATCTCTTAAATCAAGATTTTCTCTTAATAGTATTCTGTTAATTTCTTGGTAAGCGTCCTTTTCTTTTCGAAGACCAGTGTTAACGATACGCATTTCAGAAACCATATCTGACCACTCAGATTCATCAAGTGCCAACTGTTTCATAATAGAAGCATCACTGATTTCCTGAACCTGTTGCATACCTCTACATGTATCAATATCAAAACCATTGACCTCACCACTTCGCAGATTAAGACTCTTAATTTTCTTGATTTTTCCAGTCCATGTATTTTCACCCTTTTTAGCATTTTTGTTATGTTTTAATGAAATACAACTGTCTTGTGCAAGACTTGTAATAACCGAAGTAATTTTACCTTTGCTTTCTTGTAGAGATTTAATTGTTGCAGAATTGCGTTCAATATTTGAAATATCACACATCAACTTTGATATGGTATCATCAATTTTAGATTGTTGTAAAAATCCACGAACAATAGAAATAGCAGAAGAAGTACGCATCATATCTTCATTTGCGTCTTCACTAGAATCTAATAATCCTAATAATTGAGAATATAAGAATGGCTGGTCTATGATATCTTCTTTTTCAAATGGATCATAGCTCAACAGTCGAATAACATCATTCTTATTTTTTAAAAAACTATCATATGTATCCAACCCTGCATGTGATTCAATAAGTTCTTCCTCAGTCGTAAGTTCTTTTACTGATTCATTTTCAGTTTTATCCTTAACAAAATGGTCTGAATCAAAGTATGTTAGTCCTATATAATTTGGCATAGCAATCTGACGAGCATATGCAGTCCATACGTTAGATTTAACTTTCCCAGATGCAAGATTTTCAACTTCTTGAATACTTGAATCCCATACTTTTTCGAGAAAAGGTTTTCCCAAATATCTAAGAGCAAGTTGTACTGATTCTCTCGTAGGTTCTTGGTCAACACCATTTGTAGTTCTTAATGCTATTTTTTTAGCACAATCTTTACAAATTGGAGTAAGACCACTTTTACTCATAGGATCTGTACTTACATAAAATTTATCTTTAGCTTTATGAGTATCACACATGTAACACCAAGCCCCTTCTTTGAGGGATTTGATTTTTTCTTCTTGTGTTTCAACTTTCTTCTTTAATTGTGCAGCCGTTAATTTTGGGGGCTGTGTCTCTTTTGTCGTAGCCAAACTAACGACCACCTCCTTTTATTCCAACATAAAAAGAAGCCACTTCATACGAAATGACTTCTCAAACTTTCCAATATTAAATTTCCAATGAAAGTGCAAATTTATCCCTTATTCTCAAGATTTTGTTTCAGTTCATCAAGTTCTTTCTTAATATCAGCCAAAGAAACAGTTACATTATTCTCATAATCAACAATTTGTACATCACTTGTAGCCATTACTTTACCATTTTTATTAACCACTTTTTGTCCACTAGACGACACAGTTATATCATTATTGGTTACTGTTGTAGTTCCACCTTCACCAGTTAAGGTAATATCTCCTGAGTAAGTTGTTTTCTTTCTTTCGCTTGTTATCTCAAATCTATTACCAAATATTTGTATTTTATGATAAGCACTCTGAACTAACTGAAGAAAGAAATTTGTATTCTCCGTTGTTGTACCTTCTTCAACAGTATACATATTAATAGAGTTGCTGTCTTTATCAAGAATAATCTTACCATCTATTTGAGCAGAAACCTTATTTACTTTATCAGAAATTTTTTTATCATTACGAAGTAGAAGAGTAGTGAGTCTTTGTAATCTATCCTTAATCATTTTCAGTACCTCCATAAACCTCTTTGTAAGATGTATTATATATAACATCTATATCATCGTCTGATAAATCACCACTATTAACATCTTCGCCAATAGAAACTAATATGTCATAGGTTAAATCTGATACTATCATTATATTTTTATATCCAATTTCCTTATCTAGTTCTTTGACCTTCGTTTTTAATTCATCGAGATCCGAGGTTTCAAAAATAACTACATTACCAGATTCATCAACAATACTATATATTTCATAAAAATCCTTATTAAGTACAGATGTGTACTTTGTTAATATCTTATATTTCATTTTATTCCTCCAAATTTTAGTACAGGTAGTGAGACTTGAACTCACACGGTATTATTACCAGAGGATTTTAAGTCCTCTGTGTCTGCCTATTCCACCATACCTGCTTATCTTATGTCTTTCTCAATAAACTAAAGCAATTATAATGATCTGTAGGAGATTTGAACTCCTGTTGCCGCCGTGAAAGGGCGGTGTCCTAGACCGCTAGACGAACAGACCTAATGTGGGTGTCTCACCCACTGGATCAGTATAAAGCACTAACTAACTGATTTTGGACTGTACACATCCAGTTATTTAAAATATAGTCGCTTATCAGCAACCTAATTCATGCTTCCATGCACTTGTTTTTCTTGCTAACCAACGCACAAGAAGAGTAAGTGATAACTCGTATCAACCAAACTACATTGCGCTTATGTATTGATACTCCATATTTTCAGACTTACAATTAAGTCTACTGAACAAGATTTTACATCTCTTGCCCGATGTCACTATAATTCCATATCTAAAATCGGCATTATGATCCTAGCGAGCGACTATAATCCCTTTAAACTTAATGGAGAAGTTTTCAATATTTTTTTATTTAGACCACAGCCCTCGAAGGATGCTGTAGTACAATAATGGTTCTCATTAACGCAGAGAAGCACGAACATCTTCTCATTTCTAAGACTGAGAGCCACCGATAATCCTAGATGTCGATAGGAAAGAAGTAGGACTTACAATGCTACATGAATAGTAAATGCCAAGATATTTATTATCACACTTATATTTTAGCAGTGAATGCATAGCTTTCTTTTATACTCTGATTCGCTTCCGAGTTTACAACGCCAATGATCAGTAGCGAAGGTACTTTTAGAGTAGCAACTAACTCAATATTTTTATCTCGTGCTTTTATATACAGCCTTACGAGTGGCTGTTACTCACTTATATTATTCTCTGTTTGGTTGCCCATTTAAAGGTTTTTTATTTTGGATTGTTTTGACAGAAACTGTCATATGAGATATAATAGAAAAGACAAGCAAATTCCCAACATTTTGATTTTGGCTAGATTGAGATGGTTAGGCGGTTTTGAGTTATCCCAGGAACAGTGATGATCCTGTTTATATAAATCCTTTCAGGGAAATAATGAGAAAGGAGGATGACATAATAGATATTTTTGTTGCATTAATTGTCGGAACAGTAGGTAGTATCATTGCTACATACTTAGTAAGACTTATAGATAAATTGATACACAAAAATGACCGCCACTCGCCAAAGCACGGTCATTAATGTGTTAAGTATTTTATTTTTATATTTAGCCATTTTTGATTATTGGCTCAAACCGTTTAACGGGATTTGCTTGTTTCTTTTGACTTGTATTGTAACACATAAAATTGTGTGATGCAAGAGGGAATTAGACGAAGTATTAGATGAAAGTTTCATCGGGATTGCTTACAAATCAGAAAGTGATTTTTGTTCTACCTGTTTTATTTCTCCATCAGCAAAATATTTTGCAAATTGCTCATCTGCATCAATATCCTTGTACACTGATACCATATCTAGCGAACTCCAACCGACTAGCATTTGAATTACATCATCAGGAAGACCGCTTCGAGAACAAGAAGTTGTAAAGAAATGACGAAGGCTGTGAAAATAGAAGTCTTCTCCTAAATGTTTACTGAATGTATCAGCCCAACTATCAAGTGTCCCTGAATCCATAGGTTCATCTATATATTCTCCATTTACTTTCTTTGGAAATAACCATTCAGATTCAATTCCGTGTTCTTTCCTATAATTCATCCACAAATCAAAATATGGCTTAAATGGCTTTGCAAGTGTATATACCGTCAACATTTTGCCCCTAGAGCCTCTTCCCTTTGTTTGGATCTTTTCAGGTGTTTTATATAAAGAACCATATATAATATTTTCATCATCAAAATAGGATACTTTAAATCGTGGCAATTCACTCTTACGTCTACCACTAAATGCAGCTAATGCTAAAATACAAGCCTTGTCATATTTACCTTTCTCAACCCAATAATCAAGCATATTCTGCACCTGTTCATCAGATAATACAGTTTTGGTAAATACTTTCTCATTTGCAGGATTTTCAATTTTGCGTATAATTGGTTTAAAATTCTCATACTCATCATCCAATATAGCTTCAACATAATTTGAAAGCGATGAGAGAGTAGATTTTACTCTACGCATTCTAGCTGGCGACCACTTATATTCAGTAAGACAAAAGCTCTGATAACGAGCAATATCTCTCTTAGACAAATCAATAAAAAATTTATTGTCACAATGCTGAAGTAAATAAACCCAGAAAATGTAAAGGTCACGTCTATAAGCATTGATTGTATTTGGAGATCTATCAACTGAACGAAGATAGTCCAAAAAATCATTTCCTAATTCTATATTTTCTTTATTACACTGAGCCAATAACTCATCAGTAACAATATTGTTATGCTGTATTTTTCTACCCATTAAATCTCACTTCCTTTCAAACAAAAAAGAAGTGAGATAGTAGTAAACACTAAACCACTTCTTTCAAATATTTATTCGATATATATTTTATATATTTCTTCATTAAATAAGGATAGCGGCAACATATCACCTATTGCCGAGCATTCATGGTATATTTATTGTCCCCCACTAGGGAAAGAGGTGCTATCCGTATCCTCTTAATGGGCAGAGATGGATTCGAACCACCGATGTTTCTAGCGTAAAGAGTTTACAGCTCTTTGCCTTCGCCACTAGGCTACCTGCCCATAATAAAAGAGTGCGCAGCGACAACTACACACTCAAAATAAGACAAAAATGGCAAATTACCCTACTTAAAGGCACTTACAAGTCACAATTGTCTGATTATTTCAAACTACTCTAAAATGAATAATTTACCCATTAAAAACGTATCAAACTATTCACATCTGAATACTTTGACTAAACATTAAACGCTTTCAGGATCTTCTTAATATCCTTATCACTCAGATCCTCAGTTGTATAATATGAATAACTCACATAAGAACCATCGTTAACCTTACTTGCTGTGAATCCATGTATATAATCATCATCAAGCTTGTACATATTATAATCATGACTTATACAGTTCTCACAATCACCGTCACAATCGCAATCATCAGTTAATCCAAATAATATAACTTCCTTGTCTTCATTAATACAGTAATCTATTACATCCTGCTTTATATCTCCATCCATATTAATATAAACTATATCAACATCATTAAGAATAATTTCATCACCAATAGGGATAGCAGTAACATAACCGTCATTGTCAACATATACAAGATATTCATCTGTCTTGTACCAATCAATGAAATCAATTTTTTTAACACTTGTCTCAGGAATTTTTAACAAGATACTTGTGATATACTCAGCAAATTCCTTATTTACAATAATTCCTACGGTTTTTTCTGTACTAAATAATCTATCAAGAAAAACATCTACAATGTCCTCATATTCATCGACATTGATGATATCCATATCTTCATATTTTGTATGTTTCTTCATAAGCTCACCTCAATTAACCCAGAGTCTTAACTGCCGTAGAAACCTTAAATACAAGCTGATCTTCTGCATCTTTATGCCATGTAGAACCCTTATTATCCCCAAGCTGAACAGTACCAGACTTCTCTGCGACATGCTTTGCGGTGAAATTACCAACACCAGGAAGAGGAATCTTCTCTGTCTTGTCTTCAGTAACATTGTCAATAACACAATCTGCAAATGCTCTTAATACAGAGGTAATTTCCTTCTGAGTAAATTTCTTCTTTGGATGATTCTCATCAACATCTATATTGAAAATATCTGTAGCTCTATCTGTAACTTCTCTAATCATTACGTCTTTTGTCATAATTTTATTTCTCCTTTTTTCTCAATTAATAATAGTTTTCAACTAATTTCGGCACTTCTATAAATTTGCCGAATAACAAAAGAGGGTAGCAGCTCGATGAGTCCACTCCCTCATATGTGGCTTCATCAGCCCAAAAACCGAAGTTATTCCCATTTATTAATTGCCTGTTGGGTTCAGGTCTATTTACATCGCAGCAGTGACTCTACGATGCCATGCAAGTCGGACTACCCAAAAGTAGAAGAGTAGTCCTATGCTCACAGTCACTTGTCTCAATATTAAAAACTATGCATCTCCGTACATAGTCTACTTTGTCGTAAAATTAGTGTTTTTAACTAATAAAATCTAATGGAATATTATATGTTGCTTCTCTGCCATACACATCATTAAATATCATTAATGTTTGCCCTGGACGAGAATACAATCTACTATCATTTGAATAGTCGTCTGCACCACATAATGACCTAATCAATATGCTTTCAATATCAAATCGCTCAAACTCTTCAAGATGATGTTTGTCACCTGATACCGTATAATCAATTGTTTCACCAAATTTACGAGAGAAGATCGTATTAAGTGTAACTCCGATATCTTTGAAGTTCTTTTCCAAGTCACCGTGTACGCAACAGATATTTTTTCCAAGTACATTCAATTTTGTGAATTCCTTATATTCAGAATATAAGATCTCTACCTTTGAATTGTTTTGTAAACGCTGTTCAATCCACCAAGGGATGATTTTTTCCATATTATCTGAATGAATGGATTCACTTTTATTTTGTATAGTTCTCATATGATTACCATAACAAGAATGCAAAACCACATGATTTACTTCGTTAGATAAATCATTGATTGCTTCAGCCATAATTTCAGCAACATGCATCAACTGATCGCAAGCTTTTTCTTCAGATGCAATTCTACAAGTCGTATGAATTGCTCCATGTGATGCATCTCCAAGCATCACAATATTAAGTACATCAACATTATTTAAACGAATAAATTCTTTTGACATTTCCACAAAAGCTTTTATACGCCTTTTGCAAATATCAGTATTGTATTTGTTCCAAATATTATCCGTAACCATTCCATAGTGCCAATCAGACCAAAACATGATCGCCTCTTTATGAATATTTGGTTTAAACCATCTTTCATTGAATATCAATGGCTTTTCTTCATTTAATCTATTGGCAACATCAACAAGTCTATCCATTAAATGCTCTGAACGAGCATCAAATATAAGCTCTCTGTTATATTCTCTGCGTTGATCAGACAAACGTTTACGCTCTTTATACAGTTCATCCTTCTGAATCTGTAACTCCTTAAAATAAGAATCATCCTTGCCATCAGAATTATCCATGCTATTTTTCCACTTATAATATTCAGATACAAAAGCAGATCCTATAAGTGGTGGCTGAGACCCTTTACGAATCGTATCAGGATTAAATTCAAGTCCATACCTTGCGCAAATTTCCGACCAATCATCATCTGAAATATGTTGAACCTTATTTGAGCAATCCTGTAAAAGTTGCTCATATTTCTCTTGATTTAATCCGTATTTTGCTAATTCTTCTTCAAAATTAAACAATCAATCACCAACTCCCTACTCATCTTCAGTGATTACATCAAGATTCTCATCGGTCTTGAGCGCAACCGTAAAATCAATCACCTGATTCTTGAATGCTGCAAGAAGGTCAGATATTTTTATATCCTGTTCACTACCATTCTCGTCTTCATATGTAATAGTAGAGCAATCCTCTGAAAGTGTACCTGCCTTAATTGTTAATTTATCTGTTGTTGTTCTTGTAAGCTTTAACTTACTATTTGCCATTTTCCTTTTATCTCCTTATCAACTAAAATAGGAGAGCACACTGCTCTCCTTAAATTATTTCATCTATATCACAATCTATGCCAATTATCTTATCAACTATATGGCGTTCTTTTGCTTCTTCAGAAAACATATAATATTCTCTGTCCTTGATTTCTTCAATAAAATCAGCAGTCATATCAGTGTGTTCTATCATAAACTTTGTCATACGTTCATCAAGCTTATCGTAAAACTTCTGGATATCCTTACCCTTGTTTCCGCTAGATACATAGCCTGTCTGTCCATCATGGTAGAGGACGATTGTATTTGGAAAACAGTAGCGAATATGTCCAGCAGCAAGAATATAACTAGCCATAGATGCACACTTTGCAAAACCAACTGTAACCACAGGTGTTTTTGAATATGTTATCTGACTCAATATTTGAGTACCAAGTACGCAGTCTCCACCATCACTGTTAATGTATATAAATATTTTCTTACGCTTATCTACTGGAAGATTTTTATCTTCTGAATTCCATTTGAGAATCATAAGACATACATTCTCTAATAAGTCATCAGTTATTTCCTGATTGATAATAATTCTTCTATCATTGAGATGATTCTTTATAATTTCGTTATATATGTCATCATCTTTGTTAATTTCAAATAGTAATTCTTCTATAATTGACCATCCTATAATGGTATAATCATATCTTTCTCAGAACATTTTACCTTATAACACTTATCATTCTTAGATATTTCTTCTCGTAAATGCTCTTTCAAACAATTTTTTGCTTCTGTAGATCCATGTACCAAGATAAGCTGATTTGTATTCAAGTTACTGCCAAATTTTAATAAGTCATCAAAATTAGCATGGGAACTGAACGTGCTCATCGTTATGCAATCTGCTCTATTAGGTACAGGAACTTTATTTATATTGATTGTTTTATGGGCTTTGCCATTTTTTATTCTATATGACAAATAAGAATCATCTGTTCCTACAAATCCAGAGAAACAAATCATAGAATTGACATCACGTAAATACTTATCAAGATAAGATAATATCCTCCCATTCGTGCAAAAACCACTACTTGAGATTACAATTTTAGGTATAGAGTCATTTACCCATGCCTTCGATTCTACCTTTTCACGCACATATTTTACATTTTTCCAATTATACACTTTTGCCCATAACTCATGAAAATCTGAATCAAGAATATCTTCGTAAGCTTGGCATATATCACAAGTTAGCATCGAATCAACGACTATATCTGTTTGAAAATCTTCATTTTCTCCAAATAGGAGATATAGTGTTGTCAATAATTCCTGAGATCGTGCAAATGAAAATGCTGGAAGAATAATAGAACCTTGTCTTTCTAGCACAGTTTCTATAGCAACACGCAAATGTTCAACATCAAATTCACGAGTTTTCTTTATAGTTCTAGTATTTAAACCATAAGTTGACTCCATTATTGATATATCAGAAAAGGTAGCTGGGATTTCTGTATTTTCAACATAATGATTTTTAGTATTTAACGCTCCAATGTCAGAAGTATATAGAATTTTCTTTGTTTTTATTCCATCATTTAAAATAAGCTGTAGCTGTGCAGCTCCTACACAGTGAGAATTTTTAAACCATTGAAAACTAACCACATCATCTAATTTGTAAACATGATTATACTCATTATATACATTAATATAGTCCAGTGTTTTATACACGTCTTCTTCAGTATATAGTGGTTCGTATTCTCTATTATATCTTTTTGATAAAACTCGTGCCTCATCATTTACAATAAAAGCACAATTAAGTAATAAATATTTCGACATAACCGAAGATGGATATGTCATAATTATTTTTCCATGAAATCCTTCTTTGATAAGACGGGGCAATAATCCGATATGATCAATGTGCGAATGTCCAACAAACACGTAATCCAGTTCATCAGGCTTGAATTTGAATTTTTCTGAATTTGCTTTATAAGCTGCCAAATATGAATTATCCTGTAATAAGCCACATTCAAGTAAAATTTGTTTATTTGCAAATCTTATATAAATCATTGATCCAGTAACATCTTTTGCATTATTACCACAAAATAAGATTCCATCATCTTTTAGTTTCGCTTTTCTTGCGATTGTAAAAACCACCTTCCTGTTTTAGTTTCATCCACAAGTGAAGAAAAGTGGAAGAGTAGCGTGACTCTGACTCGAACAGACCCTTTGGGGTATGAACCCAACATGCACCTTTACACCTTACCGCAAATTGGAAATGTAAGACTCGAACTTACGACCTCATGATCCCAAATCATGCGTTCTACCAAACTGAACTAATTCCCAAAATAAAATCCCGTATACAAAACACGAGATTTACATATATGAGCTGAGATATTGACTCATTACACTACCATCTATTGCGGTTGGACGCAACTTATCACACTGCCGATTAGACAGTAGGTAGTAACAACACTGGTTTTGACATAACCAGCAAACTCTTACTATGAAGTGTTATAGATTTTCTTTCATCACATCGCCTCTTGCGGAGTTCTCAGATTGCAGTCTGATACGGTTGCAACTACTTGTACTTTCTCACATAACACCTTGCGAGTGTCATATGTGTCCATATTACAGGACAATAAGTTGTTTTTCTCTCCATAGTCATACACACTTTTGCTTGTTGAGTAATTTTTTTTCTATTATTTGAGGAAGTTTTAATTTACTATTTCGTTAATCCAAACTCAGTATGTATGTATTATTTGGTGACGAGGTGTACATTTGACCATCAGTACCTTTTGAGTACCGCCCAATCATCGCCATCCTGCTCGACTTGCGATCGCCTTGCTTTGTATTAAGATTCCTATCTTTCGATTTAAGAAAACTACCTACAATCTAATTAGCAGTTATACTTGCGGTATTCCCACCAATTATACACGGATTATCCCCACATTTCTGTGTTAATACAGTGCCTGTCCCAAGACACCTACCTAACCAGATTCGCCAGCAGTCGCCCTTGAACGTAAGGTTAGGTATAAATCCTATGTGTTTTCTGTTGTACTGTATTTCTACAGTCGCAGCCTTAGTACATTCTAAGAACCACTTTATACGTGTCACCACGCTTATCTCACTGATCCGAAACCAACCAGTCCTACATAGTAGGATAGCTCCCCAACCAAGACTCGAACTTGGAACTTCATGATTAACAGTCATGCGCTCTACCATTGAACTATTGGGGAAGAGATAGCAGTAGTTATGCCTTCAGAAAGAAAGTACGACTACCGCCAAAGAAATCATGATATGTTTAACTCTGCTTGAAAACGCCTTGATTCGTCGCCCGTAGGCATAAATCCATATATCTTCCACAGAACGTATATGGTACAGTTTTTGTTTGCTGTACTCCAACTGGTTTGGCGCACCATATACAAGTTTTTCACATAGCATCACAGCAATGATTTATAGCTACGTGTTAGACGAAATATTAAACTGTACACTAAGGCAGCACCTCTCCATATATTTATTCTCCATTTATATCACAAAGTCACAAAGAAACCTAATATTGCGTAAACAATATTGATAATGTTAAAAAAGCTGATTTCATTGTTTTCCATATGTGATATATACGAAGCTGAAAATGCCAACAAACCCTTATTTTATAAGAAAAACTCGGATTTTCTATTTTCTCGCATCTTATTTTTATACTTTTTATCTGCTTTTCTGTTAGATTCTTTCTTTTTTATAAGAGCACAATCATCACAATACAATCGTTTATTTCCTGTTTTTTCAATAATTCCACCACATCGTTTACAACGAGAATATTTTTTATGATCCCTGATTCCATAATACTGTTTTTGATATTTTCTCATTTCACCATCAAGTGACCTGTTAATATATTTCACATAAAAATTATCCTCAGTAATAAAATCATAATTATTCACAATCTGAGTCTTATCTTCATATTCCCCAATCAGTTTACAATTATCAAAGCACCTTCTTAAAAATCCTTCAATAACCTTTTTATACTCATTCCAAGATAATGTCATTTTCTCCATTTGAAAACGTTGTTTGAGTTTTTCAGCTTCATCAATCACATCATCAATTATATTTGTAATTGCATCAGCATCCATTTCAGTTCCAGATAACCAATCGAAGTACATCAGTTTTGGTTTCTTTAATAAATCCATGTACTCCTTATTAAGAATTACTTCTTTATCAAAATATCTTGTATAGATATTATTGATTTTCTGCCTGATAATAGCACACCAGTTTTCATCTTTAGTCATTGACTTGTAATATCTATATTCAATTCCAGACCATGTATCAAATACTTGTCCAAGTTCTGTATTAAGTAAATCCTTTCTGACCTTAAAATGAATTGCTTTCATATATGTGCGTCTTTTATTATCAGAAGACCATATTGAGGAGCAGAACGAGTTGAATATCTCGTCCCTTACCTCATTATTTTTTGTTTCTTTGTAATCTTCTATAATTTCATATAGAAATGTTTCATTACAATCGTAAATATGTATCACCTACCTCAAATTCATAGTATTTTCCAAGATATTCATATGAATTGTCTGTCTTATAAGGAACTTCTCTTATTGATATGTTTCTCTTTGGATTTGTGTTGTTCTTGAGATTTTCAATGATATAATCGCCATAAGCTGACCATGCAAGAGATTTGCTAATAGAAACAGAAGAGTAAGAAGCTTTAATAACATAGTTTGCTATAATACTTTCAGGTAATTCAATCTCATTTAGAAGTCTTGTCTTATATTCATTCACGACTTCATCCATATTAAATTTATGATCTTCATCATCCGACTTGTCTCTATGTAAATTCAAATGCTGCTTAATATCAACTGCATACATATTTATAAACTTCCTGCATTTCTTCAAAACTTTTCTGTCAGACAAATCCAAATCATTGTCAATGATTAGGCATCTAGTATCAACCAAATCAATTTTATTGTCCCATAAGATATTTTTCTTTTCCCAAGTTTCAATATAATCACATAACTCATTCATAGGAGAAGGAGAGTGATATGCATTAAGATATTCTTTCTCCTCGTCAGAAGCATCTTTATTCTTCTTGATTATATTCATATAGGACTTCATTTTCTTAGGATAGTTGTGAAGTAAGAAATACGGAAGTTGTTTAAGATGTTTTCTAAGACCTGAATTCATATGCCATCTGAATCCCGTTTTGAGGAAGTCGATTTCTTTGCCCTGAAAAATTCTTAGAAGAGAAGAGTAATCAGAATATAATTTTTGGATATCTGGATTAGTCGTATATTTATTCTCTATACTTGTAGCAACATTAGTAATTTCGCCAATACGATTGTCTCTTGTCATTACTTCATACTCAATAAGATTCTCTTTTGTATATGGTTTTGACTGAGCAGTTACTTTATCTTCAATATCAAGTATGATATGCTTGTCTATTTTGGAATCAATGATGATAGGGTCATTGCTTAAATAGAAAATATCCCCATCAAAATCTGCGCCGCCTTGCTGTGGAGCTGACACATCATACATATTAAACATTACGACATCTTGGTCTTTAAAATATTCAAACCATTTTGTAAGAATATTATTTCGTACAATCTTAATCTTATTTACTTCTGATGGATCAACAAGCGGAGAACGAAATGAACAGCAATATCCTGGTTCAAAATTTGCTGTATATAATTCTCTTTCTCCAAGACAACCAACTGGTTCTTCACCAACGGCATACTGAAGATAACCAATCATATCACCAACACCTGTATGATAAAAACCTGAACAATAAATTTTACCTACCTTCGCTTCATCAATGGATTTCTTGAGTTTTCTATAAATAAATTGCTTAACAGCAGGATCTTTAAGCATAACATCATTTACTAATGCAGCTTCAAGATATTTGCTTTCTGGCTCATAATCTTCGGTGTCAGTAATTCCCATGAATTTATATGTATAAAATTTATCACCTTTGATGATTTTTTCATACATATTAGTGGTATATTTTGCAAGCTTAACGATTTTTCCATCATTTTTAGAATTTAATATATCATAATCTTTCTTTGTCTTATCTGTATAACATTTAACATATTTATCATTCCAAAGATCCAGACATTGTAAATACTGAAAATTCATTCGTGTATATTTATTCAAATGCTTAATATGATGACTGTATTTACTGATTCCAAGTTTAAATTCATACTTTCTGACAGTATTCATATATTCAATCCATGCGTTTTCACCATAAGTTGCTTTAAAAATTTTGTGACCTTTAAACATTGAGATATTCCAAATACAATCTATATCATCAATATTATGGACATGACCATAAATATCAGTGATAGTAGTATAACCCCATTCTTTGAGAATTTGTTTAAATGGCACATACACAGAATATCCTTTGATAAAGGGTAGGCGAACTTGTGTTCCAATAACTTTATAGTCTAATCCAAGTTGCTCACTCACAGTATTCATAAAGTTTTCTTCATGACAGCCACATCCGTCAAAAGGTGATAATCCAATATCTTTTAATCCTTCTTCAATTTCTCTGGTTTTATATTTCTTTTTCTTACCAGTATTTTCATCAACAAATTCTTTTTCTCTTTCAACTACGTATTTGATAAGCTGATTTTTTAAAGTTTTTTCATATTCACCGATAATTACAATATTAGGCATATAATCTTTGATAAGAGTACACGAACTGAATGGTAAACATCTCTGAGCTTCATATTTAGAAATAACACACTCATCAATTTTAATATCCATCTGAGTAATCAAATATAATTCATCAAAAATTTCATCACATACAAATGCAGTAATTCCATCTTTACCTTGAGATGCTGATTTACCAAAACGAGAGTAGTGAATTCCATTGTATGTAAACCCATCATTTAGAATTCTTCTAAGAGATTCTTCCTGTTTTGGATTTTTCTTTGCAACAACTAACATGAGTTCACTTATATGAGGTGATGATTCGCCACGAAGTCTTTGAATCTGATCAAATAAAGGAGAGTCGCCTTGCTTGATAAGATATTCTTTTTTGATTTCGGTTTCTCTATTAATGTGAATATTAAAATTCCCATCTATAAGTTCTCTTATTGGTATTTTAACTAGTGTATACTGTATTTTTTTTATAATAATTCACCACCTTAATCTAAGTTCTCCCAAAAATCATCTTCAGAATCATACCCACCATAATCTAAGCTCTCTGCAAACTCGTGAGATGATTTTGTAGAAGCTTTGTAATAACATTGCTCCAATTCAGAACATTCTTCACATCTGAAATTGTTATCAAATTCACATTCTGAAAGTTCATCTATAATCAATTCTTTCATTTCTTCAATAGTGTTAAAATTATTATTCATATAAAATTACCTCCTATTAATTAGAATTTTCTTCATTCAAACATATTCGATTTCTATGTTCTCTCTTTGATTTCACAAAATTCTAATATTCACAATCCCTCATAGTCTCAATGTCTACGCCCAAAAATTTTATCAACCATTCAGGATCTTCCATTGCACATTCATAATGCACATATCTATTACCACCAGCAGTTAAATACCTACCTATATATTTTTCACCATCATAAATTCCTTCTCCACACAACTCACATTTATATGCCGAGAATGGCGTTTTATAATTAGGACAGCCAGAGATATGGTCGTTCCCAGTTACACCACAATATTCACAACATTTACTCATATAATTTCCTCCAATCTATTATTTTCTATTTCTTCATATGCATATCCATCATTTGTTGTATAGTATATATGTCTTATTCCCAAATCCTTAATTGCAGCCATGTAACTAGGACATGGGCGAGCAATTCCATATTCCTGATCACAACGAGTCCTATATACATATAACTTTACCTTTGAAAAATTGATATCCAGATGTCGGATAGAAGAGATGCAATTGATCTCTGCATGAAGTTTAGGATAAAAATAAGAAGTTTGTGGATGATATCTATATCTATTGTAATATTTCTGCATAGGATGTGTTTTATTTGTGTTGCAGGCTATTCCAATAATATTTCCTTGATATACTGCGACACATCCCACATGAGTCCTTTTATAATCAGATATCTCAGCAGCTTGACGAGCTTTCTGGAAATATCTCATATCAGCTCTACTCAATCTACTCATCCATACCACCTAGCAGATCATCGCCATAATCAAAGCAGTCCAACTCATACTTAATCCTTTTAATATAATAATTAAATTTTCCAGACTCAAAATTCTCGTTAATGTACTTATTAAGATCATTCCTTATATTCTGTGCATCTGTCTTAATAATGATAGAAGAGTGGTCTTCCATAAGATCGAGATGATTAACCTGGTCATCTTTAATATAAAAATTCGCTGTGTACTGACCCAAAGCCTTATCCCAAAGTGCAAATCCAATTATTGAGCAGCCATTATGTAAGCTAGTCTCTATCCCTATGTTTGAAAAATTCTCATATCTAAGCATCTTATAAATTCTCCTTTATTTTCTTATCATTCATATTCTTTCGACAATATCTATCAAATTTCCAATCTGAGATAATTCTGCCAGCAATATTTCTTGTACCAACGTAACTCATATCAAAATCTGATTCGTATATATTTCCTCCAAATGTGTTATGGTCATAATTTCCTATGTAACTTGTCATGTGTTTTTGTTCTCCTTCTGATTTTAAAATTATTTTTGTTCATTCGCATCGCTCCTTCGTAGTGTTGCGTTTACTTGTGTCATATGTTTATTCTCTGTTTTATTTATGACTTATTGCCGTTTTTGATTTCTCCAAATGAATCTACATTATAGATTTCCAACATCTTAGCAATAGCCCATTCAATTTCTTGGTCACAACCTTTTTTATTAAGGACATATATATTTGGAACATTTTGTGGTGGTTTTTTTGGATCAGGTTGGACGCTACCAACTTCTTTCTTAACGAGAAGTGGTTCTTTGTCGTCAATAGAAGATGTGAGATATTGAATACATTGATTAATTGTATCCTTTGACATAGAAAGTTCTTTTGACATAGATTCTATACTTCGCCAAAAAGCTTCTGGTTTAGTTTCAGGGTTCGTCATAGTTTCATTACCATTTTTATCTCTTTGTCGCACATAAATATATGAATTGATATATAGGAATGCCATTAAGATATTCTCTTTATTAATACTAGATTCATTCATCATAATAAAATCAAGCTGAGATGATGTGATTTTTGAGAACTTATCAATGGCATCAAAATTTTCAGGAATGATTTTAATTTCAATGCCAGTATCATATCCAAGCGTGTCAAGATCTTGTTGAACTTCAATCATTTTGTTGTTAATCATATATTCCAGTACATCAAGAATTTCTTGAACAGCTTTCGGTCTGCGTTTGTGTGTCTTGTATCCGTAAAAATTTAAAACTTTTCTGAGAGTAATCCAACTATAGTCTTCGTAAGACCTATATTTGTCAATGAGGATATAGGTAATATAGAATTTACGACTCACCCCATATTTAGTTTTGATGTTTCCTTGAATATAGTTATTTGGAAAACGAGTAAAGTATTCTGTTTTCTGCTGCAATAAAAATTCCTCCTTTATAAGTGATATTTATTTATTCTCTATTGGGAATTAAGTGAAAGAGAAATTTGCGAGCGTTCAGCAAAGTAGGTCTGAACCCCCACTTGTTTGTTTTATTTTTGAAATTGGTAGGGGATGAAACCTACTTTGCCGAACTGAAAGAAGATATATAACATTATTAATAAGACAGACTATTCGTAATTTATTCGCTACGCTCATAAATTACTCTTTAAAATTTTGATTGATTGTTATTAGTTGATAATTTTCATTTGGATGCATATGAGATGTATCTATATGATTATTCTTCATTATTTTTCTCTCTGATTAAGATTCACATATTTATCACTATACTCAGCATTGAAAACTGGTAATCTATCATGGTACTGTTCATATATTTCTTTACCAGACATGTGAGTTGTATATTTCCATCCATTAGGTAATTGTTTATAAATAGTTTTGTCATCTACAATACTTTTTTCTTCACTGAATCTATCACCTATCTTGCCGCAAATAGAACAATAGCTAAGTAATTGTGTAGTAAGATTATCCTTTCCTATAAAAGAAAATTTATATCTGATAATACATTCTTCATATTGATGTTTGTGTTTTGATTTCTTTTTAACTTTGGATATGTTACTTCCTGTGTTTTTTCTATACTTTGGTATTTCCTGATCAAAATTATTCATTATTATTCCTTTCTGCATAACATACTTAATACTTCATCTAATAAATTTATTGATAATGGGTAATTGGTTATTATATCTTTATTGTTCTCTGTTTCAGGTACAACGAAATATAATCTATTAGCATTGTCAAATTTGTATTTTTTATATTGAGAATTTTTCTTGAATTGTACAATAACAAATTCATAAGCTTCTTTTACTGTTGTAGCATGTACCAGGATAAAATATTTATTATGTAATATTTCTTTTTTAACGAGTGCAATTGCATATATATTTTTATTCATATTATAAAATATTCCTTTTTGTATTTGTGGGACTAAATTAACGAAAATGACACCTATTTTTGATTTTAGTTATCAAATGATAAATTGGTCGTCTAATAGGTTATCTTTTAAATTTACGTCCAGAATCGTGCTGTAAATCCAATGATCGTATGTAAGTGACATAGAAGTTACATGGTAGATTATTAAATGTTTCTATTGTAATTAATTTTAAGTTGCTCATTTGTATTTTCCTTTCTCTTGGTATTTTGTGGTTTCTTAGCTATATATTCTCTGTTTAATAATTTTTTATAGATAGAATTATGTATCTACCCAAAATTATTTTCTTGCTATGCTGCGAAAATACCGTCCCTAGTCATAGGGACTATTTTTATTGCTGTACAATGAGTTTGATATATGAGACCTGTGGAGTAAATTAATGATTTTAAGGGTGAATTTTAATTTCGATGGCTTGGTCGGTAAATTGGTAGGGTGAAGGGTTAGATTAAATTTTAAGGTTAGATTTGATGATATAGATCGTTTGGGAAGAGGATAGTGTAATGGTTTTAATGTACCCCCTAGTAGATAGGTGTTAGCTGGTAGGACATATAGCGTAAGTTGGATAGAAAAATGCGTATCGTAAAAAGTGCTTATTAATAAGGAAGAAACTAGGATTGATGAGTGTGGTTTTGGATGAAATTGAGTTTAGATTTTTGGAACTGTTGGGTGGTTTTTTGTTGATTTTCATGGTGTTTGACGATATGGGATACGATAAAGGGTGTTTGATGGATGAAATTGGATTTTGGGTTGATTTTGTTAGGGGATTGGGAGATTTGGAGAGATTGGATTTTGAAGTTGGTGTGTAGATGAATCAGCTTATTGTAATTCCAGGAAATATAAGGCTTCTTTTAGTTTTTGCTACCCCCTACACCCTTAAAACCACGGTTTTTCTACATTTTACCGTGGATATAGTTTTGAATACTACATAATGTAATATTGATATTATGATATATAGATTATATATTATTGGTTATCGTATTTTTAACATTCTGTATTATTTAAAGTAATACAAAATATTATCATAATTTAAAACTATAAAATTTATAAAACAATAGATAAAATCTATTTCAAAAAACTTTAAAAAAGTTGTTGACAACTATACTATGGTGTAGTATCATACAGTTACAGTCAATCAACAAGTTATTTCACTTCATCAATTTTCAGGTCTTGAAAAAAGATGAAAAAAGTTGTTGACAACTACATTAAAAAGTAGTAATATACAGTCAAGCTAATAAAAAAGCGGTGCAAGTGCTACCAACACCCACACCGCAAAGGACTTTAGAATAAAGCCTTCAGTTTCTTTATTCTATCACAATTCAGTGAACAAGTCCACAAAATATTAGCAATTTGTAAAAGTTCATCCGTGAACATTTACAAAACCGCACAAATTCCATCCGTGGAATGAGTGCAAAAAACCTACCTTGACAAGAAAAAAATGAATGTTGGATAACATACATTAAATAATTGTAAAATCTAAACTATGATAGAACACATGGTTGCTATAGAGTGGTTTCTCTACACCACACCAAAAGGATTAAAAGAAGGATATGGGTATAACCTCCACAGGGGCGTATATAGCAACAATAGGAAGATGACCGAAAACCTATCCGAACTGTGAAAATATACAATTATTTTATAGCCGTTGAAACTGTGTAAACCCTTGAGAGGAGGGCGTCCCCGTTGGGGTATTGAGAAAATCACCACAGGATTAGGGCTACATTTATGAGCACACAAGAACTATGGGTATGTGATAGGTTCGACACCTACATAAATGTATCAGGCATAAGCCTAAAAATAACACTATAACTATAATTATATTTTAAGAAGGAGGTTGTTCATTATGACAACAAATAAGAAAAACAATAAGAAGGCTACTATTAACACAACATCTGTAAAGGTTCAGTTTATGACCTCAAGCAAGGAATTTACCGCAACCATGGCAAAGTTCTGGGTTGCAATCAATGAGATGGCAGACAAGAAACTCATTCTTCAGAATAACTTGCGGATTAGTCAGGAGTGGGCAGAACTCAAGAAGGATGATCCACAGGCTCAAGCTATGTATTTAGCAGATGTAGAAAAGTATCAGGCACAGTATGATACATTCAAAAAAGAATATGATGAACGTATTAAGTCATGCTATGAACTTATTACAGATGAACTTTATACTGCTTACACCACATCAGAGGAAGATTTTAAGAAGGCTATAAAAGAATGGTTTTCTGCTCAGAAAATTGAAGCTACACCTACACTTATTAGTTTTATGACTGTTGCTGTAGGCTATAAAAACAGTAGCAATAAACAGTTATTCAAAACTGGCAATGCCTTATCTTACAAGGCTAAAACCACATTCAAGAATAGCTTTATGCGTGCCCTTGTTCAGCTTATGAAGGACAAGAACGCACTCAAGACCGATATGTACAAGTACGTATATGTTGCACCTGAAAAAAATAAACTCACTACAAAATAGTGAGTTTGTATCACATCATGAAAGGAGGTGATATTGTGCTTAAATGTGTTCTTGATGTTATCATAGTAGTAATATTACTACTGGCAATTTGGCAAGATTGGCATGATGATAACAAATAAGTAAGTCCTATTCTTACATAATTTGGGAAGGTTAGCACCCTTCCCTTTCAAGAACAATATTATCATATCAAATATACAAAGTCAATTGAAAAAGCACAACAACTATGTTAAAATGTAGTCACTAAAAATTGGAGGTGATTTGATGATAATATATAATAAACTTGGTGACTACTTAAAGTTGCATGGTTTAAAATATATTGATTTGCAAAAAGAATTGGGATTAAGTCCAACATTGGTGGCAAAATTCCAGAAAAACAGACCAGTTAATACAGAAACAATAGACAAGATTTGCGCATTTTTACATGTCCAACCAGGGGACATTATGGAGTGGATAGAAAATGAATCTGTCCTTGAACAACGCAAAATAGAAGCTAAAATTGCAGAATTACAAAGACAACTAGAATATTTAAAGAAGGAGGACTAATTATGCCAATATAAAGAGTATGTAATTAATAGCACCCAAAAGCGAAAATGCAAATAGGGTGCTATTTTTATACCAAAAATCAAATAGTGTCCAGTACAAAAGGCAGAGCAAAAACACTCTGTCTTTTTTAGTGCATACTATTAGCACAAAAATATAAAACGAAAGTGAGGTTGTTGAAAATGGCAAAGGTAAACGTAGTATGGAAGGGAATGTATGTAGGCACAGAAAAGATGTCTATCGAACAGATCCGCAAGGCAGAATATGCAGGTTTCACAATTACATATGCAAATTAGAATCTGTGTACGGATAGTGGGCTTGGTTATAACCCACATAGCTACGGATGCAGATTTTAAAAGCAAACGTAGAATATTACATAATAAAAAGGCAAACTGGTTGCGACAGTTTGCCTAGAACAGTGATGTATCAACACAAATGAGTTTGTGCTTAATCATGATTATATCATGAAACTCATACAAGTTACAAGTCTGCTTGCACAAGGCAGACTATTTTTAATGGAGGCAAGAATGAAAAGTAGAACACTTATAGTTATATTTACCTTTTTTGCAGGAATAAGTACAGGTGTAATAATGTCCGTCATACTTTTTAATATTGAGGCAAATACAACGCCAAAAGTAAACCATTACCCACTCACCACAGTTGTATCATCTGTTGAATACAGTACAGATACAGTTGAAGTTGAAGATGGAAATGGAACTATCTGGGCATTTACAGGATGTGAAGATTGGCAAATTGGTGACACTTGCTCTCTGATTATGTCAGACAACGGAACTGCAAATATATATGATGACGAGATTGTAAAGACAAAATACAGCTCGTTTACAATTCAGAAAGGAGAATAAGTAAATGACAGTAAAACGTTGGATAGATAACCGTGGACATGAAAAGTTCACAGTCAAATATGGAAATAAGATAGCCACATTTGATAGTGAATGTGAAGCTACACGTTACAGACTAGCAATAGAAAGAGAAACATTAAATATAGAAGGATTTTAGGAGGTATGCATTATGGCGACATGGGGTGTTGAAATTATGCAGTTGGCAAATGATTTTTGCTTAAATACTGCAAAGGCAAAGGAAATAGTACGGAATGTAGAGAATATGTCCGTACCAAACAACGTAAACGAAGACATATGGAGATATGACAAGGCACATTCAATGATAGTACCAATGATAATGGCAATATAGGAGGCAATGCAAATGGTAGCAAATAATTATGAATACATAGAGGATGAGCAAGAACTGTATACACTCTCTGAAGCTAAGAGAGAATTGATACGTAGAACAAAGGCAAAGAAAAATAGTAAACAGTACAAGAAACGGTTATGGAAACAGAAGGCAATCACACTTTCACTGATTGCAGTTGTAACTACGATAGGGGTTATATATCAGGCATGGGCATATATGACTTTGTTCTTGCCATTTCTTGTATATGTATTATGCGAAGACAGAATAATACTGAATGTATAAAAGGGAGATGATTGTATGACCTATGGAGATTTTTATGACATAGCCGAATATGGCAATAAGAATTGGAAAGGCGATTTTACAGCAAGAGAAATTGCCTGTAATGCATATGATTATTTTGTCTCATTTACAATATCCAAAATAAATATAACAAGCAAACTAGGCAAAACAACACCAACTATAATAAGTTTGCTTGAAAATTTGGATGAGGATATTCTGTGTGACAAAGACAACGAGGAAGCGAAGAAATACGCTAATCTCATACGAGAAAGTTTAGGATTGAACCAGGCTATTTATGAATAATGTAACGCAAAGCGACTGCAAAATGTGGTCGCTTTTATTGTACACAAAAATAAGGAGGATAAAATTATGTGTAAGAGAGTTTATTTAAAGGCAAAGGAAGCAGAAATGGAAATGCAGGAAGCACGGAATGCAGAAGGATTCACAGGTAAAACAGAGAAGCTTCTAATTGCAAATATGATAAAAGCAGCTAAGAATAATTCCAGGATTGGAGATAAACTGCTTATGGTTGTTGATCCAAAGCAGATTCACATACCAGAGTGGCAGAGAAGAATCAAGCTTGCAAGAGCTTACTCAATAGGCAATAACTACAACTCATATAAATGGGATGAGCCGAAGGTACTCTCCTACAAGGGAATCTTACTTTGTATTGATGGTCAGCATAGAATATATGGAGCGTTTAAGGCAAAGAAAGAAGATGTGGTTGTCGAAGTGATGGAGTGTAGTTTGGAAGAAGCGATCGACTTATTCCTTAGTCAGGGTATTGATCGTACAAAAATGCAGCCAATGGATATATACCATGCGGCTCTTGCGGCAGGTAAGCCAGAATATACTGCTTTGCGTGATATTTGTCATAAGCATAACGTAGCAGTAAAGGGAGATGATGAAATGGAGAATACAGTTGGTGTATTGACTTCAATTTCTGACGGAATCGGGTTTACAAAGACAAAACCAGAACTTCTTGATTCTATGCTTGGTTTGCTCGGCGAACTCGGATGGAATGGCTATGCAGATAGTTATAACGGGAAGGCATATACAGCAAAGATAATTCGTGCATTAAAAAGATTATATGCCTACTGTGAAGGTAGAACGAATGAAATGGAACAGGCATTACTTACAAGATGCAAGGGAACGGAGTTCTTTGTCAATAATATTATGGATAAGACACAGGCACAGATTTTTGATTACTTATTAGATATTGTGAAATATGAAATGGAGAACCCATTCAAGAAGGAAACTCCAAAAAGAGAAACAAGGAAGATTATGACAATGTAAAAGAGAATAATTAACTGAAAGGAGTGATAAATATGGCAGGACGACTACCACCAATACCTTACAAAGCCTTTACAGACATTCTAAAGGCAAATGGATTTAAGCATGACCGTTCAAAAGGCGGTCATGAAATCTGGGAGAAAACAATCACAGATAGCGTGTCAATTCCTGTGCATGGAGATATAAACGGAGGACTTGCACGGAGATTGATAAGAGAACATGGATTAAAGGAGTAATAAAAATACAAGAAGGTTATGAAATCAATGTAACTGCTGAGAATGTACGATCAATAGTACAGTCGATTGTAAATAGAGTTGTGTTGAAACTGTAGACAATAGATAGGAGAAATAGTTATGGCACGAAAAGCAGAAGAATATGTAGTAGGAATTTTATTTCCTTACAAGGATAGAACGGAAATTAAATATGTAACAAGTGTATCAAGAATCTCAAAGACGGCGAAATGGGATGACGGAAAGGATGCAATGACATTTTCAAAGGATTATGCAAAGGATCTTGCAATTGGAATAATTTGGAACGGAAATCCAGCAATTGTAATGCTTAAAGAGGATTGGCTGAATTTAAAAAATCCTGAAATTAGAGAACAGAAGAGAGAAGAATAAATAAGAATTCTCAAGAGAAGTAAATGGATATTTCATAAGGAGATGAAAAAATGGAAAGAGCAATGATTATTGTAGTAAGCAACAAAGAATGGAATATGCCTAAATCAATATTAATGGATTACAAAGGTAATTCTGATAGACTGGATGTTATAGCAAAGGAGTTATTTGAAAAGTATAAGGCAAAGAAAAATGTCGATGCTGTTTTATTAGATTACACATATTACGGAAAGCTGATTATAGAACAGTAAATACGTGTTGCTTATGAATTGGAGGTAAGAGAAATGAAATATAAAAGATGGTTAAGATGTATAAAGGATTATGAAGAAGATTTAACCGGCAATGATGATTTTGCTACGGTTTGGACGACTGGTAAAGTATATGGGGCAATTAAGCATCATGACGGAACATATACAGTTGAAACAAATATGGGTACAAAAGGAATTGTAGGTGTCGAATATTCATGTACACCAGATTATTTTGAAGAAGTGAACACAAACTAAATGCGTGTTTCCTTGGAATGGAGGTAAGAGAAATGGAAAATAATAATTGGATTCCTGTTAGTTCGGGTATTTTCCCAGATGATATGGAAGATGTGCAAGTGACATTTATTGGATATAACGACCATGCACCACATTGCGAAGCATTTACTTATAGAAACGATGAAAAATGGTATTGGTCATTAGATGATTGTGAAGTCAAGGTGGAAATTACAGCATGGAAGAAAAAATGTGAACCGTATAAGGTAGAGTAAGAAATTCGCATTTCTTTAGAAGATGGAGGAAACAAAATGAAGGAATTTAGAGTGGCGAAATGCTTCGTAGATGGAAAGGTAAATGAATATGCAATTTTTGCAGACGGCTCAAGAAAGAAAATAATTCAAACAGATAAACAATATGGGAAATACTTTGAAGTGGACAACGAATTAAATACAGATTGTAAAAGTTTCTTACGTTTCAGTTATTCAGGCAGAATTAGAGATGCAGTTGAAATGATTAGAAACGGAAACGGAGACTGTATTTCGTCAATGAAATTCATAGGAAGAATTGATAAGGTATTATATTTCCTTGACAGAAAAATTGGCGAAGAATTGAGACAGAAATCATTAGAAGGATGGAAAGATACAAAATTCGGATGGGCTATTGAGTGCGGAAATAAGAACAGTTTTTCAGGATATTCAATGCTCAACAAAAAGAATGAACGAATATCTGTATTTGATGAAGATAGAAATCCTATGATATTTGATACAAAAGAATCAGCTGATGAATATGTAGAATACTTAATCGAAAGGTCAAAGTATTACGCAAAACGATTGGTAAATAATCTATGCGGTATCACAGATAAAAAGGAAAGAGACAAGATAATTGACAACGCAATAGATGAAATCGAGAATGATACTAAAACAAAATTCAGTATTATATCTGATTTTACGTTTGATATGTTGACAGGTAATTGTGAACCAAAATCATCTGAATACAGTTTAGATGAAATGGGGTACAAAGTTATTCAGCATATTATTTAACAGAATGAATCTAAGATTTCTTAGGAAGGAGTGAAGATAAATGGATAGAGAAGAATTAGCAGTATTATGTGATGCAAGAGATAAATTATGTGGATTTTGTGAAAATTATGATGCTTGTGAAAAATGTCAAGTCACACTATTGATTGATCAGGCATATGCAGAATGTGAAGACGATGAATAAAATAACGCAACCGCAAAGGCAGTTAGGAGAATAAATACCTAGCTGCCTATTTTATTACAAGAAAGCGAGGAAATAAATTATGTTAAAAGTAAATGACAAAGTAAAAGTACATATATATGACACATGCAACAGAGAAATTAAAACACGGAACTATGGAACTGTATTTACAGTTCGTGAAGTAAAAGGAAAACTTGGTATTGATTGGAATACAGAGAAATCACCAACTACATGTAATGGTGAAGTGTTTACACCATTTGAAATATTTTCATATTCAGTAATCTTTGAGAATATGGAGAATGGAAAGAAGTACCATTGGAGTAACGTAGAAAACGGAATTGTAGAGGAGGTTTAATATGAGCAGATGGTTATATGATCCTGAAACGGATTCACGGAATGGAAAAGAGTTTACTTATAACTCACCAATACATGAAAATGACACATTATTTAATGGCTTCTCATATAGAGAAATTATGGATGTTGTGATTGCAAATTATGGTCATAACATTACAGAAAAACAGTTTGACAAGGCACTTAAAGAGTTTATGGATATACGAATTGAGGATATGAAAGAGAACTTAATGATGTGCAAAGCGAATATGTTAAAAGAAATTAGAAAGGTAGGTTGATTAGTATGAGAGAAATTAAAGTTCAGTTATATAGCGGCGAAGATGACAATTATGTGGAACTTTGGAAAACAGTTGAAGAAATTGAAGGAAAGCATAGATATTACGGAAGATATACATATGGGGATGAGGGAACTTGGTATTCAGTATGTGATCCGCTTGGCTACTGTGAATTAAATGCGCCAATTGCAGATGATGTAATGTTTATCTGTTGTGATGAAAATGGAAATGAAGTAATCAGATATTCAAATGCAGATGGAAATAAACTTCCAAAATTTGAAACAGTAATTAAAAGAGAGTGGAATAAGGTAAAAGAAAAGCTTCAGCATAATACGGAAGACTTGACTAAGAACTTTTGGGCTGAGTGTTGGAACGGAGATACCACAATGAAAATAAATCAGTGGTTGTTATCTTATAAAGATCCAGACTTATATCCTGAAAAGGCAAATGATTATGACGAAAATTGGACAGGATGTTGGGCAGAAAAGGAAATTGGATATGAACCAATTCCAAACACAGAATTTAAGTATTTAGGTCATAAATATCAGTTCACGAAGGTGAAACATAAACATGAATATTGTGGTGTTGAGTGGTACGAGTTTGTATGTACTGATTCACCTTATGTAATGCAGGATACGCCTTGGGTGAAAGATAGAGCATGGATTCAGTCTTATATGTATCTTGGAAATTGGTTTGATGATAAGACTTATGGAACAATGTACGATCAAAGAACAGCAAGAGAAAAGGTGGTTGCAGCACTTATTAAAAAGTTTCCTATGAAAGAGAAATGGGACAAGTTGCTTTATGTAAAGAAGAGAACTGGAAATGAATTTTATAATTGTGATTGCTGTTATGAAAAGTCATATTCAGATATGGCAGATATTCTTATTAACAGAAATTATCACAGAAAAGATGTTGATTATCTTTGCAAATTCATTAACAAGGAAACAGAAGGAATTGTATTTGCGAGCAATAGAAGTAATAAGTACACAATCAGACAGGCTTTTCCAGATATTTATGATTATGATAATTGCCTGATATAAGAAATGGAGGCGAAGAATTATGAAAGTCATAGATAAAGCCATTACACCAGATGGAATAGAAATTGAGCTTAGAGATTTAAGTGGAGAACATAAATTGCCAGATTATAACGGAATGGAAATTGTTTTTCATACAATTGCAAAGAAAACATTTCCACCAAATAAAGGATGGTATGCACAAAAAGGAAAAGAATTTCATTCATGTATTTGTTACTATAAAAATTATACATCAGATATGTTAAAGGCAGATTATGAGGAACTAAAAAATGGTACTAAAACTCTTGCAGATTTGAAATCATATTTTTGGAATGGGTACAGAGATCGTTATGTACTTGGATTGGAAGGAAGTGAAATTTATGCAGAAAATAATTGATAGTGCTGTTTTACTAGATGGAACGAAAATACAGCTTGAAGATTGGCATAGCGAAAATACAGAAAAATATCCAGACTTACACGGATATACAATTGGTGCTTATCCGATAGCTAAAAATACAAGTAGATCTGGTTGGATACGAAAAGGTGAGACATTCAGACTTGGTATTGCAAGAAATGAATATGCAAATTACACAGATGATATGGTACTTGCAGATTATGAAGCGTTGAAAAATGGAACTAAAACACTTGCTGATTTGCGAGAACATTTTTGGAACAGAGAAAAAGATGCATTTTACTTGGGCTTGATTGATAAAGAGCCAGAGTGGTAATCAAAATGAAATTGGTAATTTACTAAGAAAGAGGGTTGACATGTATGAACGAATTAGATAGGATCATTAAAGATTTATCTGAATCTATTGAAGATGACCAGAAATATATGAAAGAAGAGTTTGAAACAGTAAGAAATTATTGTATAGAACGGAAATTTAAGTTATCAGAGGATGAAATGAGAACAATTAAATCAATCGGTTTAGAATCGTGGATTGAAGAATGGAGGAATGATTATGAAGAAGTATAATGTGACATTTACAACATATGAAGAATATGAAGTTGAGGCAGAAAATGAAACAGAGGCACTTAGAATTGCAGAAGATGAATTAAGATCTGATAGGTGTCGTCCAATCGCAGATACTCACTATGACGAAAGCGATGTTGAAGAAATAGAGGAATAAAAATATGGAAGAATATATTTTGGATGAATGTAGAAAACGTATTCTAAAATTTCATAATATGTCTGATACAGAGATTTATAATTGGATGTGTGATAATTATAAAGGATGTAGTAATTATGAAATGATAAGAAAATGCAGTTTTATAATATTCGAGGAGAGCAGATAGCAGAGAATGTTATCTGCTTTTTTAATGCAACAAACAGAGAATAAATAAGGCAGACGCAAATAAATGTGTCTGTCTTATTTATTGGAAGGAGAACGAGAAATGAGAATGACAAGAGAAGAATTGAAAGAAAAATGGTTTACGTCATGGAATGATTCTCTCCATGATATTGTGGCAGTTCAATATGGAGATGAACCATTGATTAAATATACCCAAAATGAATATGAAAAATTTCAAAAATTAACGGGTACACTTGCAAATATTGAAGCAGTAGCTGCTTATATTTATAGTCAGAATGGGAACTACGATGAATATAGAACTCTTGTTGGAAGTGTAAACATTGCAGAAGATGGAAGAGTTCTTTGCGGTGATGTAAATGTAAAGTACAGAGGGAAAATACATAATATTATCATCAATAGAATGTATGGATTTTATAAACTTGATATTTTACGAATGAGTTCAGGAAAGGTTGTTGGATTTAGTAATGCAGATGGTCAGGGAAGTCCTTCAATTTATACAGAAGAAATGGACAAAGATTTAATTGAACGGATTTTAAATGATTCAATGGAAGATTACGGATATGGTATTCAGAAATTTATGGAATGTGCAAGAGAAATGTATGCACAAGATAGTGTAAATCACATTATGGAAAAGAGATTTGGTGCAAGAAAGTGAGGTTGATTGATATGGAAGTTGTTACAAGAGAATACAAAATATATAACTTTTCTGAATTGTCAGAAGATGCAAAAGATAAAGCAAAACAGTGGTATTTAGATGACGATTTTAGACCATCGGAATTTACTGAAATTTATGAGCAGGATTTACGGAATATCTTTCCAGATAGCGAACTGAAATTACAGTATTCTTTAAATTACTGCCAGGGAGACGGATTGAATATTTATGGAGAGTTAAATGTAAGCAATGTGTTAAATCTTCCGAAAAGTCATTTCTGTGGAGATGAATTTAATGATTTGATTGAATATTTTACGGAAAAGGAATTAAGAACAATCAGTAGGTATTCAAGTGAATGTGGAATGGATATTAAACTTCCTATGAATAATCATTATAACTATTGTTGTGTAGATAGAATTGATTTAGCAGAAGAATGGGAAAATGATTTATGGTATGCAAATTACAAAAATGTAAATAAAGTTTTCCTCGTAAGCCCAATGGTCAATATGAAGATATAGATATGTACATTTCCTGTCAACACGGCAATATGATATTTCACGATACAGGTAGCACATTACTAGCATATATTCCGAGTCTGCAACGTGGGCATAATATCATCAATACTATCCAAGAAGAAAATCTTGGTAATGTATATGACATAGAAGAAAGTGATTCAGAAGTTCTTTTTAAATTCAAATATGTTGATTCAGACAAAATTATCCCATTACTAAAACCACGAACAAGTGGTTCAAATATCAGTCCATTTTCAAGTAGGAATTTGCCACAAAATAAGGATTATAGGATACCAGACGAAGACTTATTCAAATACAAAAATATTATCGAAAAAATCCCATCAGAGCGCATTTTGACCGTTTCTCACACCACAAATAACTTCATTAAATCATTAGCTAATAGAAGAAAGCCTCTTGATAGCATTAAGGCTGATATGAAACTGAAGGGATTGCGTGGTAAAGAGTATATACATTTTATTGGACTTTGGGATAAATATATTAAATATTTGGAGAAGAATTTATAGTAAGGAGAGATAAAAAATGGAGACAATTAAGATAAAATATTTTGATAACGAGATAGATAAAATAGAAAAGATCAGTAAAGGTGATTTGATAGATCTTCGTGCAGCAGAGACAGTAGAAATGAAGAAGGGTGATTTTAGACTCATTTCTCTTGGTGTAGGAATGAAACTTCCTGATGGATACAAGGCTAATGTATATCCGAGAAGTAGTACATATAAAAATTTTGGCATCATTTTAGCAAACAGTGTAGGTCAGATTGATAATAGTTATAGTGGAGATAATGACTGTTGGAAGTTTCCAGCAATTGCTATGAGAGACACAGTTATTCATAAAAACGATAGGATTTGTCAGTTTGAGATTCAGAAGGTTCAGCCAGAGATAGAATTTGTTGAAGTTGAACATCTTGATGATACTGATAGAGGAGGTATTGGATCGACAGGTAAACAGTAATACTAAAATTTTATACCAGGGATAAACTGATATTTATATCAATTTATCCCTTGTTTAAAGAGGTGATATATATAAATGACAATATGAATAGTATATTGCAACAAGCTATAGATAAAGGTATAATCAATATATCAGATGTGCAAGAACAATTATATATGAGTAAAATTAATGATATAATATCACAGCACAAATACAAAATATGGCAAGGAGATAATGGCTTTTGGTACACATATTTATCCGATAATACAAAGAAAAACGGAAGAAGATTAATAAAAAAGAAAAGTTTGGATAAAATACATGAGGCTATTCTTGACTTCTATGAGAACGAGAGTGAGAATCGAGTAATCACATTCAAAGACTGTTTCTCGTCTTATAAAAAACTTAAATCGGAAGTAGTTTCTAATAATACCTTGTCCAAATATGATACGGATTATAAAAGATATTTTAAAGATACATGGATTGAAAACGCTGATATTACTAAAATCACTGGCGATAGATTAGATATATTTATTCAAAAAACCATCAAAGAATTGGAACTTAAACCTAAAGCAGCGAAGGCATTGATAGGTTATATAAAAAGTATATTTACACATGCCATAGTTAGAAGATATATAAACGAAAACCCATGTATATATCTAAATCCTACTTCTTATTATTTGAGAAATTGTGTATATGAGATTTATAATACAGAAGATCGAATTGCAAATCAAATTGAAGTGGCAAAAGTAGTCAAAAAATTAAGAAGTGACTACAAACAAAAACCTGATTATATAGTGCCTTATGCTGTAGAATTAGCAATGTACACAGGTATGAGAGTCGGAGAAATATCTGCTTTAACTTGGGACTCTATTAAAGACAATGTAATAATAATTAATAAAGAAGAAATTTATGACAGAATTGAAAATAAATATTATATTGTCAATTATTCAAAAAACAAAAAACCAAGGATAGTTCCAATTACGAAAGATATAGAAAGACTGTTAGAAGAGATTAAAACCACCGAAGAACTATTTGGGTTCTTAGGAGATTATATTTTTATGAACAAAGATGGTCATATAAATAAGAGAAAAATTGGAGACTGTGCCAGAAACAAAGCATATCAAGCAGGTGTCGATAAAAGTATTAGTATACATTGTTATAGACGAACCATAAACTCAACTATTCGATGTGATGGGACATCTTCTATTGTTGCTTCTAGTATTATAGGAAATACACCAGAAGTAAATAGCCAATATTACACCTATGATGTTTCAGAAATTGAGGAAAAGAGAAATATTCTTGAAAAAGCAAATAAGAAGATGATGGCGAAAAGTAATCAGTAA